GACGCCACCTTCCCTACCGAACGCTCTCGGTATGAAGTAGGCCCTACCGCCACCACCACGTTGCTTGCTACCAGTACCCTCATTAGTGAAGATTGCTGGTCCGTAGTCAGTCCTGCTCGTCGCAGAGGCAGAATTGTTGCGCCTTATAACCCTTGCTGGCTTTATACTGCGGGGTATTCTACCGTGGGGTCCCTCACCAGTCTCACCTATCGGTGCATACTGACGCTGGTACCTCTGCATTGCGTTGATGCCTTCCAATACGACTTGTGACATGTCGTTCGGAAGTGCGCTGTTAATACGTCGAACAGCTTCGAGGTACTCACCCCAATTTTCCCACACTGAGAATGTCAGTGTTGCTTTCGCCATGTTACGGCCTTATGATGTAAATTGTAGGTCCGATGTAGCTCGCCTCCAACTGGTCGTACTGGTCGAAGTCGGATAGTGCGAAGAAAGAACCCTCCATAGTATCCACCTCAGTTGAGGGGTCACCTTGCGGCATGCCACCTATGAGGCCAAGCCCAATCTTGTCGTCCACTCTATCGAGCCTACGGTATGCCTCTCTGCGAAGCGTGTCAGCCTTCTCCATATCATCTGCGTTTGGTGCGGTCAATGCATATATGCTTGCCGCCACAGTCAAGTCACGGATTATACTTGCGAGGATAGGGTTTGAAGGTGGAAGTTCGGTCAGCTTTAGGGCAGTCTGTACGTAGTACTCCTGCTCGGTCATTATCTCGTCGATGGTATCCTCCGCCAAGGCGTTGGCACCACGCATGTGCTGTCTAATGTCGTCAGTGTCTACGTAGAACCCCACGCTGACCGTCCTCCCGTTAGGTTACTTGTTGTCGTCAGTAGGCTCGTCGGCGGGAGCCTCTTCCTCGTCCTGGGTGTCATCTTCCTCATCCTCTTCCGCCTGCGCTTCCGCAGTGCGAATCTCGATGCCTTGGGCAACGTCGTTGTCCGTACCGTTGTCCTCACCCAATAGGCCGAATGAACGGGGGTCATCGCTCGGAGCCTCAATCTCGTCTGCATCAATTTCCTCTAGTGCGTCCAGAGAAACAAACCTGTCGATTTCCTCCTGGTTGTACGCATAGAATGCAGTTGACTGCTTGTGCTCTGGGATGTTCTCGAAGTCAGACCCATCAGTGTACACGACGTAGCCGCGCATTAGTGGGAACCTAATCTCCTGAATGTTACCCTTCTCGTCCTTGGCCTTCTCGCTGTCCTTTGCGTCAGGGCCAGCAGCACCGCCTGAGCCGCCACTCAAGCGATGCGCACCTAGCCTAAGACGCTCTGTTACTACTTGGTAAAGAGCCATCTATATTATCCTCCTGTGTTATGGCAGTACAAGTCCAGTGAACTTGACAATTGCGCCAGGGTCAGTAAGGAAGGCGATGGTCGTCCTCTTGCTACGCAAGTAGATACGCTCGTTACGCTCAATCCTCTCGACTGGCTTCATCTGAAGTGGTTCCTCGTCCGCGATACCACCAATCTCGCCTAGCTGTAGCGCGAAAGCGGTGTCCTTAGCCACGTACTGAGACTTCATGATGTTGAGTCCAGCGAGTTCGCCTACGGTATCCTTGAAGTAAGGATTCTCCGGCCTGTCACCGAAGAGTTCGCGGAGGTCAGCGTTCTGCTTCAACCTGTTGTAAGTGAAGTTACTCACTACCAACGTGTTCGGCGTGTAAACACCGCCTGCCGTGTCCTCATCCTCAATCATGTTCGACGCTTCCAAGAGGTCGTCCCAAATTCCTACGGAAGTCGGGTCGTTCCAGTTAACTGTCGGATATGTGCGGATACTCGGGTTCGTCTTGAGCATCGTCATCGTAACGCCGTCAAGGTGCTTCACCATCGTGTTCAGCATACGGGTAGTAGCTCTTGCGAGTACTCCTAGCTGGTTACGACGCTCGTCCTCAAACGTAACGTACGCCTCGATACCGTACTTACGAACCTTGGCAACCTGTGGACCTACGTCCTCCATGTACACGGTATGGAAGTCAGAACCTTCCGCGATAGCGAAGTTCTCGTTCGGTTCGTTCTTAGACTCTTCCATGTACGGGTAGGTTGACTCCTGGTATGATACTGCTCCACCTTGTGCAGAGTACCCACCAGTGAACAAACTCTCCGCCAAGAACTTGCCCCGGCCCGCTAGGGTAAGGGTTTTCTTGATGATGGTCGGCTCCTTTAGGTAGTCGGCCACTGTGTGCGAAGTCTGGTTATTACTGAAGTGTGCGTTCAAAGGCATTAATCATTCACCCCCTTCTATTACTGGTACTTGAGCACCCAAATCTTGTCGCCCTGCGCTGCTGCCGCCTGCAATGCGCGTCCGTAAACGCGGTCTGTTGCAGGGGTAACTGCCTGGGCCACACGACCGGCTGCTGCTGGTGTGACATCAGTGTTGAATGCAATTGCGCCGTTGGCGGTCAACTGCTGTACACCACGGGTGCTTACGCTTACCCTCTGGTCTACAACGGCATCTTCCTCCACGGCTCCGATTGCATACTCGGTTGCTGCTGTGGTGTGCTCAACCCTTGGGGTCGGGCCGTTTGCCACAGTAGGCTTAACCAATCTACCACCTGTTACTGCGGCGTTCGCCACTAGCGGCAGGAAGTCTGCTACTGTAAAGCGATGCTTTAGAATTCCCATACTACATCCTCCTTCCTTCTAATGGCTGTTTAGCTCTCTACTGTCTCGTACTCAAGGTGCGCTAGGTCTGCAAGGTATGCAGCGGCGTCATCCTGTACCTTCTCGCTTGAGAGGTCAGTCTCGTCCGGGTCCTCGCCAGTGCCCTTCTCAACGCCTAGGTCGATAGCACCCTTAGTCTCGTCAAGCATCTTCGTGATAAGCTGCACTGGATTCAACTTGACATCCTTCGCGTCGTCACCACTGCCGACACTCAACTCAATTGCCTCGTTCCTCTGTGACTCGTCTAGCGAGAGCATGAGGGCCTCAGCGTAATCAAGAACAATCGGCGGAACGCCAGCATTCCTGTAGGTGTTGACCGCAGCCTTCACCGTAGCTGAATAGCCAGCCTTCTGCTGCTCCTGTACCTTAGTCTCAAGAGCCTCATTCTTCTTACGTAGGTCCTCGGTCTGCGCGTCAACGGCGAGCTTCAGCGCATCCTTGAATGCGTCACTCTCCATTACAGCAGAGAGGTCAAAAGTCTGCTCGTTCTTCTCGTCGGTCTTGTCAGCCATAGTACCTCCTTCCTCAATTCCTTTATCGTCGTTTACACTCTCGTCCGGGGTTACTCCCTCGAACTCCCCGGCTGAGAGGTCGATTGTCTCATCGTCCGGGTCAATTCCTGCCTTGACTGCCTCCCACGCACCCATCTCACCTAGGCGCGGGAAGTGTGTTCCTGCAACGTGCAAGAGCGTCGGGCCGTAGTACTTGCCTGTGCTCGGATGCACGAAGTTCGGGTGTACTTTCACGCTCACACCGAACTCAGGGTTGTGCTCTACAATCTTCTTCGCCTCATCAGTGAGTGAGAAGTCTGCATACATCTTCGTAGGGTTCTCTTCGTCGTCCAGTGATAGGGAAGTCACCCTGCCAGCGTAGTCCCTCGGGTGGTCCGTGCCAGCATTGCTCTGGTGTAGGAACTGGAATGGTACGTACGCGAACGGCTTCTCTTTCCAGTTTGCGTATGCCTTCTTCAGCATCTCTGCCGTGAATCGTACCTTCCTACCTTGGTAATTGATGTCACCAACTCTCCAGATTTCCTTGCGGAATGTACCGTCTGCACTCGCTGTCGCGGCATTACCCAACTCAACGACTGGTAGACGGAGCGCAAGCTCTGGCGCTGCTGACAACTCCATAATATCTAACCACTTGTTTGTGTCCACTTCTGTGTTCACCCCCTCCCCCCAATCATCGGACAACTCTATGATGGCATAGTCCATAAACATCTCGTCAGAGAGGGCGATGCTCTCAGTGATTTCCTTGCCGTCTGCACGGCGCTGTACGCGCCTCTTGGCCTTCTCAAGTTCCAGTATGTCAATCTCACCCTCTGCTGCGGCGAGAATCATACCATCAATGAACTCTTCTGACGCCTTCGCCTTCCTCTTCTCCCACTGTGCCACTGCGCTGCATGCTGCGGTCTGTACGGCCTTAGAAACGCTGACCTTACCGCCGAATGCCTTGCCGGTTGCACACGTTTTCTTCGCCCAATTGACTGCCGTCGCAATAACCCTGCTTATACTCCAGCCTGGGTTCTCGCGTAGGATTGCAGTCGCAACACTGTTGATGTATGTAGGTAGGCCACCATTCTTCTCCACCCAATTCTTCAAGGGTGAGAGATTAAGCTGACCCTTGCGCTCGGGATGGAGGGCTGGTACACCGCCAGCTAGTTCAATCACTGTTGTCATGAATCATTCCTCCTGCGCTTTCTCCTGCTTGGGGTACGTGGGGTTTCAGGTCCACGCATCTGAGAGACTATACTTAGCTCGTCACTCACTTCCTTGCTGCTCGTAGTTGCGCTTAGCTTATCCTCTGCGGCTGTCTTTTGGTTGTTGTTGTTCTTGTCGTCGCCAGTCACCGCATTCTGACCACTACCCGCACGAGCCTCCTTACTCAAGAGGTTCTCACGTGCAGTCGGTATCGCCTTAACAATCTGCCTGTACTCTTCGTCGTCGTACTCAATCATCGGGTCAATTTCAAGGCCGAGGATGTCCTCAACACGCTGCATTAGCTGGAGCATGAAGTTCGGTGTCACGTTCGGTGCGTTTGAACCTATGATTGCCTTGTATGTCTCCAACACTGCGTCGGCAGTCTCGTCGTTGAGAGGACGGAACCTCAGCTTCGGGTATGATGCATCCTGTCCGAAGTTGTACTGTACGAGGTCGGCTATCACATAATTGTTTATTGTCTCAGCCATATCGTCCAAGACCCCTTCAAGCTGGTTGAAGAAGAAGCTGGACTTGTCCTTTGAGAGTGCAAAGGAGCCTCGTTCGCCACTGGTTCCGAGGTCCAAGAACTGTCCGAGAGCCGCTCTAGCCATTTCCCAGTTAAGGTACTCAAGTGCGCTCTGATAATCTCGTGTGTTTCGCTGTGATTCATAGCTCTCAATCTCTTCATGCTCGTAAAGACCCATGATGCCGTTATGTGCGAGCATCCTAGCCTTGTCGAGCAAGTGCCTCAACTCAGTCGGGTCGTCACCAGCTACCTTTGCAATCGTACGTGGGAATGCCACGTTCTCTAGGAATGCAAAGTAGAAGAATGACACCTTCAGCTTCGAGAGGTAGTTCTTGTAGATTGTATCGAAGGGAGTCATACCAAGGATAGGGTTCTCGTCCGCACCGTGGATGTACACTAGGGCACGCTTCGGGTCGAAGTTCTGCTTTATGTACTTGTTCCCTTTGTATGCATCCTGCTGGAATCCATTGAAGCTACCGTTGGTGTCAGTACGCAACTTGCACGTTGCCGGTGGACGCCAACCTAGCTTGTGGAGAACAACCTTGTCCTTGTACTTGCCCCTCTCCTGCACCTTCCAGACCTTCTCGAACGCCTGGAACCTGTAGATGATTGCGTTAGACATCTGTGCAATCACTTGCTTGAATGGGGTTGTCATGCCCCCTTGCTTGTAGGATGATAGTAGCGCATACTCTACGAAGTCACGCTCACCGTTATCCCCTTCGGTGGCGAGGAACTCAAACTGCGCCCCTTTAATGGGTAGCTTCAGTGCAGTCGCAAGCTGTCTAGCCTGTGCGTCGTTCCTCAACATCTTCTCTAAGTCACGTACACTCGGACCACCGTCCAACTCCATGACCGTCATATCTTGTGGGTTTCGATACACTCGGGCAGGGTCGTAGGCTGTGCCCGACTCGTACTTGCGAGTATTCGGTATCTCGACCTCTACCTTAGTGATTGGCATTCATTAACTCCTGTACAGTTCGTAGTTGTAATCGAATGCTGCCACCAGTTCATTGTCGTCGCCCTCTGCTGCGTTGTCGTTGTAGGCGAACTGTGCGACTGCATCTCTCTCAACCCTAGGCTGGTCACTCCCGTAGAATGCCATAATCAGTGCCTCAAGTTCGTCCGGGGAGAACCCATGCTTAGCACGTAACTTCTCCTTGCTGTCAATCTGCACCTTACCGTTACCGTCAGGACGCCACGTTATCACTGCGGCCTGTTTCTCCACTTGCTCTCTCACGTTGTTATCGAGGGCAGACATGTCAACCCTAAACTCCTGCAAGCGGAGCCTGAACTGCCAGTACGCCTCTGCCTTCTTGTTAGTGAAGAAGTTCTCGCGTATCGGCTTAGCCTGTGCTATGAATGGACGGAACCTCAGATTCCTGTACCGAGGGTCACTCTTCTTGTGCTTCTGTGCATACTTGTATATAATCTGACCAGGACCAACCGCGTCAATCTGTACTAGGTTTGGCATGTACTGGTCTACCCACCTGTATAGGCTCGGTGCCATCGGGTTACTCTCTGCGATGACTAGTTCAGACGTGTCAATCTCCTGCCAGCCTACCAAGTCCAACACCTTACCGCCATCACGGTATGCCAAGGCGTTGTTGTCAGCACCACCGGCTGCAACGTCGAATCCGAATGTACCGTCACCTACTGCTAGGTCCGGTAGCCCCTTAACCAACTCAGGGCCATCTGCGGTGTCCACTATGATGTCCTCAGTCTCGTAGTTGAATGCACGCTCCAACCACGCGAGCGGGAACATAGACATACCACCAGTCTTGGGGAACTCACCCAGAATACGAATCTGGTACATTGGGGAGTTCACACCCCACTCGTGCTTCTTCTGCTCTACGAACTCAGCAGTCACGAGGCCGTCCACGACCTTGCGACCCGCCTTCACGTTCGGAGTGTCGTAAGCACTAATCTTTATCGTTTTCTTGACTCCCTTCTTGTTAGGGAGCTTGCACTTCCTTGCAAAAGGACTCTCAGGGTCATTCGGGTTACCGATTGCAAGCAGGCGGTCCTCTTGGAAGTCAGTGAGGTTACCGTCGATTGAACCCCATATCTCTTCGTTGTCGATACCGCTCGCCTCGTCAACTACCACTAGCACCTTACCGTGGTAACCCTGGAAACGCTCAGGCTGTCGTGTAGACAACCCTTCCGCGAATACGTCAGGACCAACGTCCAGTCTACTCTGCAAAGGCTTCATGCCTAGTACTGGTGCCTTCTGGCACTGCACTGCAATCTTACTCCACAGGATGCTCTTAACCTGACGCCACGTTGGGGCAGTCGTTATGACCTTACCGTTACGTGTTGACAGCCACCATATCACAATGCCAGCAGCCAACCACGACTTCCCGGCAGAGTTACAGGACTGTACGTAGGTTTCCTTGTTCAGCAGGAGTGAGTCGAGAATCTCTTCCTGTCTCTCCCACGGCTCCCACTTTAGTACGGTCTTGAAGAAGTATGCAGGGGATGCCCTCCACTTTCGTATGAGGTTCTTCTCGCCGTCAGAGAGTCCCTTCCGCTTCCTGCTGTCTGAGAACATTGCATTGGTTGTCATGCACCCTCGTCCTCATATATGACCTCAGCATCCTCAATGACCTCATCCTCGCGGTGGACTTTCGCTTGGTCCATCGGAGACATGTTATCGAACTCACCGGACGCCTGCGCCCTCTCCATCATGTCACGGATTGTATCCTGTGGGATTTCCCCGTGCATCGTAGGTGCCTCGTGACCGCCTAGCTTGTCCAGCCTAGTAGCCGCCTGTATAGCAGCCTCGAACGACTTAGCCTGCAAGAGTGCTGGATGACCCTGCGGGTTCTCCATAATCTCAGTGGCCTTCTCCAATATGAACCTGTATACTGCGATGTTCGCCATCTTGCTGTCGCCACCAGTGGCACGCTCGAATGCCGCGTGCTCGTTGATGAGAGTCTGTGCGCTCTCCCTGTTCAGACCGTGGTCACGTGCGAGTGCGCTCACGCTCTTCCCTTTGGCGTTCTCAAGGAACAGGTCGTAACCTAGTTCCGCTCTCTCGTCCAGCGTAAGGTCACGTAGTCTAGTCGTGGCCGGTAAATCCTGCTGACTCATCTTACTCTGCTCTCCCAATGAGGTATCTGTTTAGAGAATAGGTCCTGTATGACTTTCATCTCGTTCCGCTTAACTATGTCCAGGTTCTCAGTTACGTGCTTTCTGAATCTCTTCCACTTGGACCTATCCGACCCGCGTTCCTGTCCTTTGACCTCGATGTAAGCCACTTCACCGGGAAGGGGATGGAGTCCGCACTCTGGAAGTAGCTGTGCAATCTTCTTCTTACTAGTGTTCGTCCATCGTACGACGAAATCTGGACGGTAGGTAAAGGGTCCACGCTTGTATTCGAGGTTCTGAAAAGTGAACTCTTGGGGTTCATACTCCCATCCATCTATGACCCCTCTGACGACCAGAAGATTGAGGAATCTGGCAAAGTCTCGCTCCCATCCTGATGCAAACTTAGTGGGTCCGAGGTCTGGGGCTGCTCCCTTCTTAACATTCCCATACTTAGCGTTCCGTCGTCTATTCCCATTTCCCATAGGGCTATCTCTTCCTCAATTTCCTGTCTAGCGGAGTACCTCTCGCTACTGCCGCCGTAGGTGTCTTTTGGTCCGAACGTCGGGTCGGTCTGGTCCTTGCGGGTGTTAGACATCGTAGTTCAGTTATTCTCCTTATGCACCGAGCAAGTCGTGGTTCCACGTGATTGTCAGTGTGTCGCCAGCACCCTTGTCGAATGATGTGAGCACTGCACGTGCAATCGTGTTTGCTGCGGTACCCGCCACGTTAGTGATTGGGGTTTCGTTAGTGATTACAACTTCCTGAATACCAGTGTCGGTTGCGACACCAGCAGCCCAGGTGCTAACCCATGCTATGCGCCTTGCAGTGCCAGCGCCTCCAGGCTGTGAACTCGTCGGTCCTGATGAAATCGCCACCTGTGAGGCAGTGATGTACGTGCCGATGAATGCACCAGCGCCAGTCTTTGCGGCAGCGGTGCTGCTCTTGCCTAGACGCATACCAGTCACTTGGTTCGGCGGTGAGCCGATGCCAGCCGCACGCTCTGCATAGTACTGGTCGCCAACGTCGGTAATCCTGTTGATTACTTCCTCATAATGCTTCAGCTTACCGCGCTGGTCGAATAGCTCTACTACTACTAGTCCTTTGATACCTACTTCGTCCTCTGGTGTCCAGAGTTCTCTCTTACTCGTCGTCATCACGATTGATGTACACCCCTTCCGAATCTGTCTCCCACTCCGGGCCGGGGCCTTTAATCTCGTAGTCCACTTCCTCACCAGTTGCGGCTTCCGCCTCCTGCTTGCGGAGGTACTCATCGCGCCACTTCCACTGCTTTCCGGGACCTTTGACTTCGACCTCAACGCCGTCAGCGAGAGTAGCATTGTCCGTATTGTCCATTTACGCTCCTTGTGTTACGCTCACTGTGAACTTCCACTTGCCCTCGGCTACGGTCCACACGTCGCCGGTCAGCCCCTTGACTTGTACATCGCAGAATAGCGTTAAGTCGGCGGTGATGGGCCTTAATGCATCCAAGTCCTCACGGTTGACCTTAACGTAGACGAGGTTATCCTCCACGGTAATCTCACCGTCAGTTAGTGTCTTGCTCAGTACTGCGTCGGCGTCGTCGTCAGTTTTCAGACGCTTACCAGTGAACCACACCTCCAACGCACCAGTCTCCACTGGATACGGGTCACCAGCAGTCACACCGAGTTCCGGTACGGCTACAGGGTAGGTGGCGGTGAACTTCGCAGTCCTGTCGTTATTCGAATTTGTCTTGAAACTGAAGTTCGCCATTACGGTTCAATCACCCCTGTCGCAGATGGTATGCCTAGTAGTTGTCCTATTGCGTTCGGGCTACCGAGTAGCTCAGCCTGCGCAGTGGGTATGGCAATCAATTCCGCCGTCATGAACGGTGCGACTGTGAACCCAATGACTCTCCACTCTACACCGTCTGCCAACCCTAGTGTGTCAGTGACATCAATGAACTTGCCGACTGCCTTGCCAGTGTCATCCGTAACCGTGATTACGTCAGTGAGATTCCTCACTATGTTCTTGATGTATTCCTGGTTGTCAATCAACCCTAGCTCGTCGGTAATAGTCCACGCTAGGTGTGAAATCTTGCTGACTGCATCAGACATGCCCAAGGTGTCAGTCCGCACTATGTGTACGTCCTTAGTCCTGCTGTCTACTATGCCCACACTGTCAGTTACAGTGCGTGCAATGAGCCTGAACTTCTCGTCGTCAGCTACGTCGGTGATACCCAACGTGTCGTTGATTGTGCGCTGTATGAACGATGTCTTTACCGGCAACGTAGAATCAGCAACACCTAACGTGTCTAGGATTATACGGTTACGGGTCATCGTCTTTGTCAGTGTGTCGCTTATACCTATGCTGTCGTTGATTCCCTTAGCGATGGCCTTCGTGACTACCCTGCTGTCCTGTATGCCGAGCGTGTCGTTGACGTTCTTCACTACGTTCTTAATGACAACCCTGCTGTCTGTGACTCCGAGGTTATCTGTTATTGTACGTGTGATTATGAGTAGCAACTGCTTGCTCGCGCTGTCAGTTATACCCAACGAGTCGCTTACGGACTTCACGTACGCCTGTGACTTCAAAGTAGAATCCGTCATACCCAAGGTGTCATTCACCACACGGGCCACTCCTTTAGAGAGAACCCTGTTGTCGGTGATGCCTAGGTTGTCGGTGATGCTCTTCGCAACCGTACGTACTACAGTCCTGCTGTCACCGATACCCAAGGTGTCAGTGATTGCACGCTGTACAGTCCTCACTAGTGCTCTGCTGTCTGTGATGCCTAGTGCGTCTGTGACACTCTTAGATATCACAGTAGTGATTGCCGGGGTAGCGACATCCACTATACCCATACTGTCGGTGAGTATGCGTGTCCTAGTCATGCTCTTGTTTGCGGTGTCAGTGATGCCTAGCGCATCAGTCACACTCTTAGGCATGGTTTTCGCTCTAGTTGCCACGTCGAGCACACCGAGAGAATCGGTGATTGCACGCTGCACTGTTCTAGTGACAGTCCTGCTGTCCGTCATCCCTAGTGCATCTGTGATGGCACGTGTCAAGGTTCGCGTGACAGTCCTACTGTCTGTGATGCCAATACTGTCAGTTACAGTGAAGGACTTGCCTCTCTCCTGCGTCCTGCTGTCGTTGATACCCAACGTGTCAGTCACACTCTTCGGTAGGGTCCTAGCCCTATCCTGCGAGTCACTCAACCCTAGTGCATCCGTCACTGCCTTCGCTACGGACTTCACCGTATTCGCACTATCTGACAACCCTAGGGTGTCGGTGATAGTCTTAGTGATGGCTTGCACTTGCGTGAGTTCTGCGTTCCACTCGACTGCATCGAATTCAACTGCGCCACCTGGGACACCAGTGCCGATGAGCCATACTTCGGCGTTGTTCTTGTCGGTGAACACATTGTTATTGAAGAACCCACTGAGTACAGTTACCGTACCTGACGACGTTACTGCCGTGTCCGGTATTGGTGTCGCAAGTACAGTCCCACTTGCGTTCTCGTGTATCTCAGCGCGTACAGTCGGATTACCCGCACCTGAGTCCGGTGTACCCTTCCTGTTCACTGCCAGTCTAATCTCACCACTGCTGGCACCGCTTGCGAGTCCTCCCGCTGGATTACCTAGCAATACCTCCGCCTTGGTATTTAACGTAGTACCTGGGATTATGTACGTCACAGTCACCTGTACACGGTACAGTTCCAAGGTGGCCGAGTTCGACCTACGCCATCTCAACCTGATACCGAACGTACCAGACACTAGCTGTGCCCTGGTGGGTACGGCATTCAAGGCAGGCACGGTGTTTGCACCGTAATCAGCTACCGTAGTACCTAGGGGTGTTCCACCGTCTGCCTGTCCTTCAGCGCCTATGACGGTACCGCCGTTTGCGGTCATGGCCTGCATGAACAGAGATATCCTGTTGTTTGTGGTCGCCCTAGCCCTAACCCTGAGAGTCATACCAGTTATCACCGCATTCGCTGGCAAACCAGTGAAGTCAGCAGCAGGGAACTGGAAGTATCTACCGTAGTCTACGTTGTTAGTTGCCGGTGCGTGAGTAGCGGCAGTAGCGTCCGACGTATCGAACACGTTCGCCTCGCTCGTCAACGTAGTTGCAGTGAATCCCGTCACCGCCAGTGATGGTGTGTTCGGGTCCTGTGCAGGGTGAGTACCACCACTCCCCGTAGGGTCTGCTAACGTCAACGGGTCCAGCAATGTAGACTGGTCCGGGTCCTCCGCCAAAGCAGCAGCAGCCGGGGGGTCTACATTCGGATTATACGCTGCCGACACGTTCCTAGTGGCAGTCGGCCTCATCGTTTCCCTGCTAGGTTCCAACGCAAACGTCATAGCGTGGCTGTTCGCACTAACATCTATAGTGAAATTACCAGGGTCCTCAGATGTTGCTGCCAGTTCTCTGAAAGCCCAAGCCATCGCCTGCGCTGCACCGTGACTAGTTGTTATGCTCCCGGTGTTGACGTAACCACTCGGGAATCCTGTGAAAGTCCTCGTGCCTGCGTTAGCAGTGGAGAACGCCAACCAGAGATATTCCTTCAACCCGAACGACGGTATCAAGTTCGGTGGGTCCGGTGTAGTAGTACCTATGAATGAACCAGCAGCCTCTAAGTTACCAGACCATCCACGCAGTCTGAACACTACCACTGAGGGGTCGCCCGCAGCAGCAGGAGTCTCTATGTTTATACCTTCAGTGGCAGATATAGCACCAGTGACAGGAACCATGTATGCTCCGAAGTACACCTGAGTGCCGTTACGTAGTGAGTACTTTTTCTCAGCAGCAAGTGTGTCGAAAGTAATTGGGTCGTCACTGACCTGACCTTTCACACCTATGCATATTAGGAGTTTCTCTCCTATGACAGAACCAGTGTCCAGGTTTATGTTGTATTCCGCTTGGCTGAACGTCCCTGTTGGCAGGGTTAATGCTGGCGTGCCCTGTAACTGTGGGTGTGCCATACTGCCTCCCTAGAAGTTATCGTGGCAGTATACCTTACCGTTATTGAACCCTGCTGCCGTCTTGCACCCTGCCGTTATGTCAGTACCGTTGAATCTTACCTTCTCACTGCCGATGTTATTGTTGTATGCCTCTGCATTAAGCATGTCAGTCCTGTGGTCTGCTCCATCACTGAACTGCAACGCCCTCAGATTAGGGCCGTACGACACTCCACCGAAGGTAGCCGCACCGAAAGTGTTACCCCTCGCAGTGCAGTTCTGTGCGTCGTGGCATATGAATCCTGCTCCGTCACTTGCGTTGAATCCATTACCAGCGAACACGTTGTTCTCAATCAGTGAAGTCTCTGCTGTAGATACCTGACCAGGGTCAAGTTGAGGACTGAACTCGTAACGAACACCGCTCCTACCGTTGTTGGCGAATGCACTGTCATGAATCCAGTAACCGTTCGTGCGTGCTGCGATGTTGTCGCAACCAACGTCACACCACAACCCTACTGCGGGGTTATCGTGTACCCATACCCTGTCGAACTCTGCTTCCTTAACGCTCTTACCTACACTCGATGCCCAACCCCATGCATTCGGGTCGTACCCGCAGTTAGTGAACTCAGACCTACGTACAATCCCCGACATACCGGCGATGCACTGCACTGGTCCGTCCTTCACTTCCACGTGGTCTAGCACCGTCCCTGGTCCAGACTCGCCTAGTCCCAACACGTTACCGCTGCCTGTTACAATGCAGTAATCTGGTCCTGGGTTCCTGTCCGTGCAGCGAGGGTCGTCGAACGCCACGTCAGTCATTAGCTGGTGGTGTCCAGTCCATTCGTGCCACGTCATTGTGAAGTTTGCACCAGTCTGCGCTGTAAGCATCCTAGTAATCGTCGGTCCTGGGTCGGAAGTGTAGATATGCACACCGTTGTTAGGGTCAACCCCTGGTCCCTTCGGTGAGGTAGTTCCAGGTTGTCCCTCGAAGAAGTCACCTTCCTGCGCTACCACTGTAGTGCTGCCAGTGTTGTAGTCTCCATTCTCAACGCAGAAGTGTGCGCCCGCTGGTGTGTTATTTACGATAGATGCATAATCATCACCATTGCGTATCTTAGTACCCTCGCAAGTGTCAATCCATGCCTGCTGAGGAACACCGCCTACGTTAGTGTTGTTCTGTAGTGTAGTCCCACAGCCGTTTGCACACAACTGAATCCTGTCACCACCGAGGTCATTGTTAGACACTAGGTTGTTGGAGTTCACAGGTGCTCTTGCATCATCCAGTATTCTTATGCCTTGTCCGTTGTTCAACTCAGTGTGTCCGTCGAATGTGTTGTTGTTAACAGTCACGTCACTGGCTGAATTGATTAAGAACCCTAGGTGTTGATTAGCTGGAGCCAGCCACCCATTAGATGTGAAGGTGTTTCCTTCAATCAGACAAGTGTTCAAGCAGTCAGTGATTTCAACTGACACCCCACCCTTGCCATTGTTAGTGAAGTCTGAATTCTGAATGTCAAAGTCGTCACACTGGATGTCGCACCATGCACCCATCCACCTGTTGTCCTTGACATCTACATTATCGAGAGTTGCTGAACTTACAGTCTTGAGTCCCGCCGCTGATACTGGACCTTCACTCTCTCCTGAGAATACGGTGCTGCCGTTTGCATCAAGAATAGAGTCTTGTATCAACAACCCTGGTCCGGTTCCGCCAACTCCTTGGTTCTCGTTACCAGTCGCTCTTACATCCTTGATTGTAAGGTTACTGCCTCCACCGCCGATTCCACGCCCACAGTCTGGTGAGCAGTCCTCATTACCCACAGCGCCAGTGACCGTCAACCCTTGTATCAGGGCACCACTGCCACTGCTAGTGTCGAAGATGTGCTGTGCCGTAGTGGTCGAAACCCTCGGCCTAGTGTTGTCAGAGTATGCGCCAATCCACTGGTCACCATTCTGTACAGGTATATCACTGTCAACAGTGTACCTTCCGTCACGCAGACAGAATAAGCTACCAGCCTCTCGGTTGTTTGCTACGTTAACGAGATTACTCCCGGATGATACGTTCGGTGTACATGCAGTTGGGGGTTTTGGTGCGGCTACAGCGGTCGCTGCAAAGAGTAGGGAAGTGCAGATGATAAGAATGAATACAAGTAGTACGCGCTTCGTCATATACACCTCGAAAACTGAATGATAGTATTGAACAATGAAAGTTGCACCGGAAGGAATCGAACCTTCGACATTGTGGTTCAAAGCCACAACACCAATGCCAGCATAGTAACAGTGCAATGCGGATTATACTTGGGTATAGGCGGGGTTCTGTATTAACCTAGCATCCATCTGAGCCTCTACCCGTTTCCTATGTAGGCCATTTTCTTGGGCAAGAAAACGGTCGCATACAGGAAACTGTTTGAGTTGCACACGCCGGAGATTGCCTGCGTCATGGTATTACCCACAACCCTGCCCTTGTTCGGTGCGCTTGGCACCATCTCGGCTGGACAGCTTTCAGTAAGTGCCTACCTTACCTTCTCTCTGTTGCTCTTATCGTCTACAGCCATCACTGACTGCATCCCCACCTTATTAGGGTGAGCGGTTTTAGTGTGCCCCGACCTTCCTCGATAGGGGAAAGTCCCTACCGCGCTAGGAGAGCCAAGTATAATCTAAGTCGGCACGGTGAGAATCGAACTCACGACTTCCGCTTTATCAGAACGGCGCTCTACCCCTGAACTACGTGCCAGTGCGTACTAAATCTTCCCTGTCGAATACAGGCTCCCAATCCTCATCCACTAAGGTGACCGATGGATACCCTGCAATGTGCAAGAACCCTCCGGTAGTGGAGATGACGGGCTGTATGCTATTCTTAGGGAAAGTCTTGTTAATCATCATCTTGGCTCGGAGCAACCGCACCCTAAATTGCATGGGTTCGTGGTCGCTCATATCGGGTGGTCCTTTCCAAGTGATGTACTAAAAGAAGGGCATACGAGAGTCGAACTCGTGACACTTGGGTGGAAGCCAAGTACGTTACCAGCTACGCCAATGCCCCAAATTGTGAGTCATACATGAATGATGCATCAGCGACTCCATTAGCCGCCTTGTTCTTTCCTTCTTCCTTCAGAACCTCAGCTACGGTCCCTGCCGTGATGTTCGGTCCATATCGCGTGACTATACGTAGGTTCCTTACTGCTGCCTTGTTCTCTTCCGAGAGTTGGGCCTCCACATCCTTGTAGAGTACCGTATCCTCAACACCCATAGTATAATCCTTTCGATTGTGAGTGTGGCTTACGGGAATCGAACCCGTCTTTCAGCGTTGGCAACGCCACGTAATAGCCGATATACCAAAGCCACATATTACCAGAACTTCCACCAAGGTGTGGTCGCTTCCTTCCACAACCTCTCTGCAAGTCGTCTTGTGTCGTCATACTCAATGAATGAGTAGTAGGGTCGTTCCCCTTCCCATCCTTGCCGGAAGAACACTCGTATGTGGTCGCCCCTGTCCTCTGACCCGTCCATGTGCATGTACATCATGCGGTGCCAGTTCAGGACCTCGATGCGCCCATACTTTTCGAGTGTATCCTTATGTAAGTCTACGTACCACATAGCCTTCCTAGTAGGAGTCGAACCTACGGCCTACCGCTTAGGAGGCGGTCGCTCTGTCCATCTGAGCTATAGGAAGTCACTTGTGCGTGAACATGCTCTCAAGGATTTGGTACCAACCCTCGTCGCTCTGTATCACGTCTTGCTGTATTAGGACGGGGTACTCGGTCAGTACTATGACCCAACGTAGAGTCTGCATGTCTTTCCAACTCCATCGTATGTGCCAACCCTTATACTTCTCGGGGATGATGTAGTCCAACCAGCTTGCACCCTCTGGGAGTTCTTCCTTCCACTCAGGCTTAGGCCAGCGACGGTACTCGTCCTCTGGGAACTCAATTACCACTATGTCGTCTGTTATCTCTATCATAGCACGCCCCGTAGGAATCGAACCCACATAATCCAGCTTAGAAGGCTGGCGCATTCTCCGTTCTGCCAGAGGCGCATGTTATCTACAGCAGCAACACTTGCACTTGCAAGTACTGTTTGCTTCCTCTACTTCTTTCGGTGTGACGACCCTGCCGCACGATAGGCACTTCAATTCAAGAATTGCCTCAGCGCCAGTTCGTCCCTTGGTCACCATCTCCACATTGTCATGTTTGCAACTCATACTTGGAGTATCACTTGATACTTCTGCCGTATGAACTGGACTTGCACTGCAAGCTCGATGTTGTTGTCCTCGATTTTACCTACAGTCCAACTAGGTCCGAACATCTCTGACAGTGTGCGTATCGCCTTAGTCTGCTTATCCTGCCAGTCAACTTCATTCTTAGGGAAGAAGCTGTACGGTATGCGTACAATCCTACTGTCGAATACGCTTATTGTCGTGTTATCCACGTGCTCTCAGCACCGCCTTAACCCAAGCTATCGGAACGTACCATCCTTCACCACGCACATGGTAGCTGTCGGGTTTCCTGTTCAGCAGACCCAACGCCCTAAGTGCGGTACACACATAGTGGTACTTGTGTCCTCTGAATCTCGCGTCCTCCGGTATACGCATCATAGCCTGTCTCCCAGGAATCGAACCCGGATTTGAGCGTTCGTAGCGCCCCGCACTCTCCGTTGTACTAGAGACAGATTGTTATAGAGGGTTGACAATGACCCTCACTTTCTGTTCATCGTACACCTGACCGTCCTCATCCTTTATCGTCTGAACTGCGTTGGCGTCCAAGCTGTCCAGAGCAAAGAGATGGAGGGGCTTATGGTTGTCGATGTACACCGTAAGGTTTCCATTATAGTGCCGCTCTATTTCTATTATGTGGTCCATAGTGAACTGCCAAGGAATCGAACCTTGCCTCCTGAGATTAAGAGCCTCTGATGCGTGCCACCGCGCAGTCCATGTTATTGGTTCTGAAACTTCTCGTCGTCGAACGCCCTGTCCACTTGCTTGAGCAACTTGATTGCAGCCTCCACCATCGTCTTGACTGGCTCGCCGTAACCGTAGTGTTCACTGCTGTCCTGCTGTACTAGTTCAATTGCCTTCTCAATCTTTGTCTTGATGACTGCCTCCTATAAGAGAGCCGTGCAGGAGTCGAACCCGCCTTCTGAGATTAAAAGCCTCGTGAGGTCCACCAGACCGACGGCCCATGTCAACCCTTCTTCTCCAACAACTGTATGTTGAACTTCTGGGTTTTGTTGTTGTAGAACGTGAACTGGCTTATGTCAGTGCCGTCCAACCCCATCTCGTCAACTACGTCCGCAATCTCTCGCAGTATATCAGTGAATGCCTCCTTGCTGCCCTCGAAGTCTATCTTCCGGGTTATGGTGAACCCTTGCATGTAGAACGTCCGATTGCCTATGGGTGGAAGTTTTTCTTCACTCATAACTACATTATACCATACTTTCAGTGGTTTGTCAAGTGGGAGAGCATCTACCGGGAGTCGAACCCAGGACTGGTCCGTACCAAGGACCCGTTTTACCACTAGAACTATAGATGCGGGTGCGAGGGCAACACGCGGTTTGGGCCGCGCCCCTCGCATGTGAGTGGAGATACAGGGACTCGAACCCTGAATACTGCGGTGCAAGCGCAGCGTGTTCCCAATTAGCACTATATCCCCATGTGCCCCGAGTTTTGATTACTGGATACGGGGTGAACCAGATTGCTACGCTACCGTCGCACGTAACTCTAAGAGCATCCTACCGGAGTCGAACCGATACCAACTGCGTACGAAGCAGCCGCAATCCCATTATGCTAAGGATGCTGGTGGTAGCTCACTCACCCACTACCGCGCCTCTCGGCCCTCTCCCCTGCGTCACACCACTTCCTAGTAGGCCGATGGTTTCCTAGGACGCTTCGACCGTTCGGGGTAGGTGTCACCCGAGAGCACGTAACAGGAATCGAACCCGTACCAGAGGTGTACAAAACCCCCGCAATACCATTATGCTATACGTGCTTACGTTCTTTCATTACTGCCAGTCCTACTGCGAGTGCAGAGCAGAACGAGAAGAGTATGGAATAACCCTCCGCTCTCTGCGCCTTGTAGGTGCCCTCCGCGAGAGTCGCCGCCAATTCTATCGGGTTCATCCCACAGGCTCCATGCAAGAGGGACAGCACCCAAAGTTCTCATCGACTTCCTGCTCGTCGAGTTCCTCACCGCAAACCTCACAGTACCAGTTCATCCGAACTCCTGATAGCTACGAAGCAACCACTTCAATCTCTCTGCGGCATCCTCGTCGCCAGCTAGAACCTTCTCAACCAACTCGTCTACGAACGTATAATCATTCACTTCTTGTTCTTGCTCCCCTTCTTGGGTCCTGGCTTACTCCCACGCTGTGACGGTGACTTCTTCTTCCGTCTAGGGTACTTGCGCTTTGAGGCTGACTTTGCCGCATTCTTGTTGCCCATCTTCTTGCCTTGGGCACCTTTCTTCACGCGACCAGACTTAGTGCCTCGTCCTTTCGTCTGCTTTGCTGTCATATACTCTCCTAGTAGACCACATAGGATTCGAACCTATACTGAGCGGTACTTAAAGCCGCTGCCTCTGCCGTTGGGCTAGTGGTCCGAAAAGTACCCACATTCGGAGTCGAACCGAAACGCACTAAGGGCACAGGGTTTTGAATCCTGCGTGTCTACCAATTCCACCATGCGGGCATATTGTGAAGGGCGATGGACCGGACTCGAACCGGCACTTTAGCGGACACAACGCTAATTTCTGCCATTGAATTACCAACGCCATGATTGTACTTTGGGACGCGGGTACCGTTATAGCCACTGGACTTCTCCCAAAGTAAGTACCGCCCACGAGAGTCGAACTCGTACGCCTGTGAAGCACTGACTCCTCAAGCCAGCGTGTCTACCATTCCACCAGAGCGGCATATAGAGGTCAATAGCGGCGAAGGGGTTTCCTTAGCCGCCACTGCCCAAGTACGAGTAGAGGGATTCGAACCCACACGCCCGAAGGCACTGCGTTCTAAGCGCAGCCTGTCTACCAATTCCATGCATACTCGCAAGTTGTGTAAAAGCGGAGGTAGTAGGAGTCGAACCCACACGATGACACCTCTGCCACCATCACGGTTTTCAAGACCGATAAGCACGCCAATGCGTACCCCCGTAAGCGGAAAGCCTGGGACTTGAACCCAGAACGTGACGTTATGCACGCGCTTCCTTAGCAGGGAAGTTCCTCGTCCAGCCGGTCACTTTCCATATTGTCCAACGTGCCCCAACCAATCGCACGCCAGTTCGGACGGCATAACGCGCCCTTACCATAATGTGCTGTGGAGCGAAGTCCACAGAGCGAGGGGGTTATGTTGTGTAAGTGGGCCAGGAAGGATTCGAACCTACGGCTTCCTCTTTGTAAGAGAGGCACTCTCCCGCTGAGTTACAAGCCCATTATAAGTACCGATACCCGGATTCGAACCGAGGCTACAACCTTGAGAGGGTTGCGTGCTACCGCTACACAATACCGGCATAAAGCTCCGGGCCGTGGAATCGAACCACGATTTCTGGATTCAGAGTCCAGCGTGCTGCCTTTACACCATCCCGAAATAGATTGTTACCAACTGCGCTTTCCGAAGATACTCCAAGTGCGCTTAATCACCAGAATCTCCTTGTCATGTTGCCTCCTTTGTTGTGGACGTACTAGGACTCGAACCTAGGACTTCCTCTTTATGAGAGAGTTGCTCTAACCAACTGAACTATACGTCCAAAAGAGACTCTAGTTGGATTCGAACCAACGTGTACGGGGTTGCAACCCGCTACCTCCACCACTCGGCCATAGAGTCAATGAGATTATACTTGGGGGCAGGGAATCGAACCGTGCCATTTGGAAGTAGCCTTCAACTAGAGGTTCCACGCATCCACGTTTTACCACTTAAACTACCCAAGTAAAATCATCTCGGATTTCCAGCCTCCAGGTCACCGAGGACTACGCCATGTAGCCATGCCTTGTTGTTTCATACCCTCGTGGTATGAACCCACCAGTCGGGAATGTTGGACTCGAACCAACGACCACTCGCATCCGAAGCGAGTACGCTACCAAACTGCGCCAATTCCCGTTTGCGTGTTTTGGTGTGGTTGCACGCTCCACAGTTGGCGTGCTCGGACTCGAACCGAGAACCCCTGCGTTCCAAACGCAGCACTCTGACCAATTGAGCTACACACCAATTGTAAAGTGGTTTCGGTAGGAATCGAACCTACGACACGATGGGCTTCAACCAACTGCTCTACCTCTGAGCTACGAAACCATGTTGCTCCCCGACTAGGATTCGAACCTAGGACATACGCATTAACAGTGCGCCGTTCTGCCGCTGAACTATCAGGGAATGTTACCCGTTATCGCCCCCAACTGGTTTAGCCGATAGTGGGACTTCCGGCCTACGCAGCGGTCCCACAGGGCGTTGTAGCCACGGGTGGGGCTAGTGGATGCACTAGGATTCGAACCTAGGTAGCACATGGCAACAGGTTTACAGCCTGCCCTCGTTGTCCGCTTGAGTATACATCCATATTGTATGCCCCAGAACGCCAGTTCCAATGTTGGGAATCGAACCCGGAGCATATAGTAATGACGGGTGGACTCGAACCACCGACGTACAGGATATGAGCCTGCTGTTCTGCCGACTGAACTACGCCATCATGTGAGCGGAAGTGACGAGAATCGAACTCGCTCTTGAACCGTGACAGGGTTCCGTGCAGGACCACCACACTACACCTCCGATGGGGCAGTTGTTTCAGGCACAGCTACCAAAGCCTCATAGCGGGTTACAGAGTCGAACTGCAAACACGAGGACATGAACCTCGTATGTTACCTTTACACCAACCCGCACGCTATAGTGGAACCGGCGGGGGTTGAACCCGCGTCTTGAATCGAATCATTGGGAGTAGTTCTTTGAGTGTTTCTATCCGTATTAGAGGGCTGCTACTAGTTCCCTTTCCTCTACGGTCACAGTGTCAACGTCTGCGAGGAATGACTCAATCTCTGCCGCCAAGTCCTCAGCTTCCTGAGATACTACAATATCATTGCCGTGTGTTTGTTCTGCCCCTATCAATCCAATCGAAACCAGTACGGCCCCAAAAGGGTCGCCCCCGCTCCCCGAGAGAAGCGGGCACGATATAAGTTGGAAGGTGGGACTGTCATCCCACAACGAGAGGTAAAGCCTTGACATCGCAAGTCTGCTCTCGACCTCACACGCTCCCCGGTAAGGGTAACACAGTCTACTAACCCCTCGGCTTTCGGGCCTCACACGGTAATGTCCCGCTACATGGCACTCTTCTGCGTTGCACGTATGCGACATTATCCCCGACGCTTTACGGCAGGGATTTTTCTGCCACTTCCGGTAGCCAGCCGTCGCCAGCTACTAGTAGGACATGACGGATTCGAACCGACACCGGCCACCTTGAAAGGGTGGTGAGCTTCCGTTACTCCAATGTCCCAAGCGTACGTGGAGAGGGCGGGGCGGGTCGTCCACCCATCTTCTAATCCCACACGATTCCTAGCAGGACTCCACGTACAATCTTTATATACACTATCATTCAGTTGTCAATGTCCGTATAGCAGTTTCTCAACGCTATAATTACATTATACCACAGACTCGGCACTTTGTCAAGTCCGTCAGCACGGATGGTAGGAATCGAACCCACTTCCGCAGTTTTGGAGGCTGCGTAACCGCCTTGGCTCACCCGTATATATCTTAATTATACACCACATCGTGCAAGTTGTCAAGTGCTTCATGGGGTGTATAAAAATTACCCCTCTACTTATAATGGAGACGATAGGTTCCGGGGGGTCCAAAAGTCAATCAGCAAAGTCGGGATTGTCTCCCCACATCTCCGCCCCGTACATATCATCCACACTATTCTGCCACATCTTTCCTTTCTTCTGTCGCTCTCTGTGCCGTATGAGGAAGTTGGTTATCCCTCTCACTATATTATACCTCAGTTGGTCCTCATTGTCAACCTCTTTCTCCAAGGCGTTGATAAGACCCTCCTGCACGGCATCATCTATAACACTCATCTCCCCATTCTTACGGTCTATCCTACTCTCAGCTACAGTCCTAGCGTAAGGTATCAAGTCCAAGAGAAGGGCGTTCTTATCGCCATTCACTCGGCACCCTCTCCTTCACTATGGTTCGTATGCGCTTCTCACCGAAATCCTTCTCGTACTTGAGGAATAGGTTCCTGTGTGCATCTGCGGGTGCGATTCCACTTTCACGGTATCTAACAAACGCTGCTGCAACCTCATTGTACTTGTCCTCCATCAGTGCTTCAGTGTGGGTTGTGTCTGCCACGGATGCACGACGAACGAAGATGTCCTCGTCGTTGATGAAGTCAGCCAGCCATGTTATCCCTTCATCTGCACACAGTAGGATGGTGTTCTTCGGGTTCTGCCGTCTAAGGAACTCCAAGTCACTGTGACCGGCTTCCGGGTGCATGAACACCGACAAGATTCCATTATACCACTCTGGGTGCTCCCTGTCAAGTTCCGAGAGAGCGTACTCTAGTGTCGCGTAAGTCTCACCGATTACCGAGTTGCTGTCCATCCTAGCTTCCAACTCCGGGGTCATCGGCCAAGACTCTTCCGCACCGAAGTTGTCACCCGCTGGCACGTAGGCAGTCTGCGGCCCAGGTGGTAGGATGTTCATGTAATCAGCAAGGAGCGTTGCTATATCCTTGCGTTTAATCTCGCTTGCCATCTAGTCTCCTGTTCTAAGGCGTGTAATTTATGACCATACTTACATTATAACACACTAAGCATGTAATGTCAAGTCTCTTGACTTTTCGCAAGAGATGTGCTATAATGTAAGTGTACCCTATAAACAGGAGGATAATGAGTAAGAAGTCACGTAGAGCGGGACGGAGGAATCGCCCGAGTAGGGAAGAGCGTTTGCAGGCTAGGATTGAGGCAGGCGTCCCTCACGGAAGGCCGAAGGGTGGTAGCGTCCGTCACAGGCTCCCAATGAACATGAACGAAGTGAGGCAGTTGCTCAGTGCGAAAGGCAAGCACAAGTATCTCCGACACCCTATCGGCGGTAAAGAGAATCGGTATTGGGATAAGCTATGGCAGTATAAAGGTCGTCCGTACAATAAGACACCTTATAAGGGCGACAGCAAGCGGCGTAAAATCCGTCAGGAGAGACAGAGCAAGTCGTGGAGGTTGAAGCGCGAGCGCAACAATCAGAAGAAGGTAGCGTGACCTATCATGGTATGGATTGTATGTGGCGCGATGCTTATGTCGTCTTTATACCCAATCCATCTGGCGGTGAACTATTTCCATTCACTATACACGTCAAGCAAAGGCCAATCAAATCAGGAGAGGTACCGGCACTATCGAGTCTCACTAGTTGCACTCGGACAGCTTGTTCTGATAATGGGCCTTGCGATGTGTGCGTGGGGTGCAGCAAGCACGTACATACCGACCTCCGTGGTAGAAACTCGTTCGGCGGCAGACTCGGATGGGAAAATCCCGGCGTATCCAGTCCATCCCATAGGTCCCTAGTGGAAGGACCGTTCACATGAAACCCAGATGGTTCTACGACTACATTGGCATGGTAGCGAAGCACGACCATAAGCTAGGCTTGAAAGCGTGGGACGCTGAGCTTCTCGACCACGTTGCAATAGATGTAACGATAAAGCAGGAACACACTGACATATATGACCCTATTGACGGTATGGGCGGGAGTATAGCCACCTTACCAGGGTTCTCTCAGTTGTACGTTGATGTCAAGGACGTGCCAGTGGGGGATATACCTCCAAGGTTTAATCCAATCAGGATGTGGGCGAGAGCCGATAGCTTGAACTACTACATCATCGACATGAACCCGGACAACGGTCAGTATCGACCGCTGTGCTTGTTCGAAAATATGTACATAGACTACGGCGCAGCGCAGCATTCATGGCGCGGTGGTAGGCTTGATGAAGAGTGGACACACTACGAGCGTTGGGTACCAGACGAGAAGTGGTACTTCATCTATCCGATGAACATGACTGTCAGTACAAAGAACAAGAGAAAGCAGATGGACCTGTGGTAATAACCCTAGTGTGCTTGGCGGTTGGTCTTGCCCTAGTGGGAGTAGGGTGTACCTCCCGAGCGAACAACATACGGTCGAACACTGAGTACAACTACTTGAAGTGGGTAGTGTACGACACGATAGGTGTGATGTCCTTGAGCTTCGCAATGTTGGTGGCAGGGCTGTTGGCGTTCGTCCTCCTGTCCTTCTTATAGTGAGAGAGGTTTCTTATCTATAGGTTAAAGAGAACCGTTAAATTAACAGTAGAAACATCCCTTATATATTACTATATAAAGATAAAGAGCGCGTGTGCGCACGCACGCACGAGGGTAATATGCGTAGATGGTTGACGGAGAAGATACTGGAAGCTGGATACAGTATGGACAATAGGGCGCTGAGTTGGTTGGAAGAGAACAACGAAAGGACGTTATCGAAAATGGGTTATCACGACAAGAACTTCGGAGTGCCTGGGCCGATACTCGGTGAGGTACCTAGCGGTGAGGAAGGCAGTTACGCCTTGACGCAGAAAGACCCTGAGATTGCCAAGGTTAAGAGAGTTGCTGCCAGTAACGTACTGTGGGCGTACGCCGAAGGGTATACTTCAGGAGCGGCTGACTGCGAGAATGCGAATGCCGATAAGTTGCAGGATTACCTGAGAGCCATAGCAATCAATAACCCTAGCTTGAAGTTCATGGAGTACGGTGCTGTTGAGGACCTGATACGTCAGCAGTTGTATCGGTGCTACCCTGAGAGTTGACAACGACCCCGATATGTGGTATAATGTAATTATAACGGTTGACACCGAGCAGAAAGGACTGCACACATATGGGTTACTTGGATGACTTCATCCATTGGTTGAATAACGAAGTCGGTGGGGAAGGACCCTTACCAGGGTTGGACCACGGTGACTTCGGACAGATTATGGGTGAGAGCCTCTCAAGGCACTACGCTGAGGACAGACAGAAGGGTGGCTTGCGAATGAGCAACATCGGCAAGCCTGCCGCAGTGCTCGCACTCGCCCACCTAGGGTACGTTGAACCTGAACCTAAAGGTAAGTCTCGCATAATCTTCCTGATGGGTGACATGTACGAGAACTGGTTGGAGGTCATGCTCAAGGTTTACGGATTTGAAATCATAGAGAGCCAGCCTGAGATGAACTTCATGGGTATTACAGGTCACGCCGACTTCGTGATTAAGAACCCTGAGAACGATGAACCACTCATCATTGAAGCTAAGACGATGAGTGAAGGGTATGCGAGGATGTTCTCACGGGAACTCAACGACGACCGGGGGTACATATCACAGCTTGGCATGTACAGTCACGGTTATCGGAAGGAACCTACCGACTGTACTTGGGTGTGTTTCAATAAAGGGAATGCCGAGACATTCGAGTTGGTCCCACCGGAAGGGTTGATACTCCAAAGACTCGACCGCGCCGAACAGGTCATCAAGAGGGTTCGGAGGGTTAAGTCCGTTGAGGACATCTTGGAACAGGTTAGGGTGCCCCCACCGAGGCCGGAAGTCTACCAGAAGAAGGAGACTGGTAAGTTCCTCGTTCCAGGGTCCTTATCGTACAGTCCTTTCAAGCGTGCCCTCTACGTTACATCCGACGGAACTAACGGGTACGGTAAGCCTACCACTTACGTGGATAGGGAAGCCGACAGTGCGCACTTGAAGAAGGAACTTGAACTACTAGTTGAGTCAGGTACGGTGATGCTCGATGGTTGAGCTTACGCATACAGCATATGCGACGATTAGGGTTAATGACCCTAGGTATACTGAAAAACCTAGGTTCCTGCGTGCCGACGTTCTGAAGGCGCTGGCACTGATACACGCAACCCACAAGCAACTCTTTGGCGAGAAGTACGACGCCCCTTACGTTACAATCTACAAGGACAAGAAGAAGGTCACAATCAAGTACAGGTGGCCGCAGGATTGGAACGGGCAAGACCCTATCTTTGGGGTTCTTCGGAAGGATGACATATACGAGCACGTCTTGGGGTTGGTGATGGATGGACGCTGAGAGGGCACAGACGTTCAGGGATACCATCAACGAGTATAGGGAGATACTGCTCACTAACGGAAAACCCAAGAAGGAAGAGAAGATTGAACTGTTCCTTAAATTCGACGAGACTTGGTATGAGCCACTCTGCTTCGGGTACAACCTCATGGCCCCCTTCAACACGCCCCACCACATCAAGTCTCAGTGGCAGTTGGCTAAGGAAGTTGAGGAAGGTACGTTCTTCCTCTACCTCTCGCTAGGGTACGGGATTTGGATTGGACGTGAGCATCTGATGCACGCTATCGCAAACGCGGAGGATGAAGAATGATAGACCCGATTAGTATTGATGATGCAGTTAACGACGCTATACGTTACATGAGAGATAACGAGGATGACATGTCTCAACGTCTTAACAGGGTTCTTAATGACCTCCTGCACTCGATACACGTGCTGAAACTGCAACGGAAGGCGTTCGGTGATATGTACCTGGAGGAAGCTGAGAAGAATGAAAGGACTTGATATACTTGCAGCGCACATGGTGGGAGACTATATTCTCCAAACGAACGAAGAGGCAGTTGGCAAGACGGATTCACTTGTTCTACTTGCGAAGCACGTGGGTAAGTACACCCTCGCGCATGCCGTTGTGGGAGTGGTCCACGGACGTTCTCTCAGAAGAGGCATTGTCTATACTCTATCCGTTGGAGCCGTACATGCCATCACGGACTCCCGTAGGTGGGCTTCAGGACGCGAATGGCCCCCGAAACCCATCCTCGTTGACCAAGCACTGCATGCGGTGCAACTCGCAGCACTCGGAAGGTTGCTGTGATTACTAACACAGTAGACATGCTGATGGCAGAACCCTTCAAGATGCCTAGGGAGTATGCCCAGACGTACGGATACTACATCGACCAGATTGAGGAACGTCACCGTAACGACATCCGTCACGTGGAGGAAGAGAAGAAAGAAGCCGACAAGAAAGCCCTAGAGTGGGAGAGATTGTACGACAGATTACTTACCAAAGTTGTAGAGTTGAGAGTCGAGAATAAGGTACTACAGAAGGAGTTGGAACAGTATGGCAATTAACATTGAGTTCAACGCAGAGCAGACTCAGAGACTAGTGGATGCAGTGGAGAATGCCGCCTACGCATACGTGTACGCCACTGGTTACATGGGTCATGCACAGCAACTCATGGAACTTGAGAACGCCAAGAAAGGCCAGAGTTCCTATGCACTCAACGCTAGGGTTGATGCCAACAGCGAAGCATTCGTTAAGGCAACCCTCAATACGATAAAACAGATTATACAGGACCCTGAGTTTGATGAACTGACCAACCAGCACATCGCAAAGAAGTTGGACTTCCAGAGTGAGGCAGCGAAGCGATGATTCTGTGTGATAACGGGTGTGGAACCGTTGTAGGCTCCACCGAAAACCCTTTTTACCAACTAAGGGTCATTGATGCATTCGAATCTAGCGAGGCACACCACTTCTGCTCAGTAGGGTGCGCTTCTGATTGGTTGACCTTGACATCACAGGGGTTGAAGGCAATAAGGTGGGGGAATCTGCCTGGATTTGTATATGATTCGGGCACTGGTCAATATGAGGCCCGTTCTCGGGACCAAATGGTTACTGATTAGGACTATACTTGGAATTCCATGTGAGAAAGGACTAGAATGCCTAGAGATTCAACTAAGTACGGAGAGAACCCCGACGGCTCTCTGAAAGAGGGTGTGATTTTCCTAGACCCGACCGACGGCGAAGTGAAATCGGTACAGCCTGGGGAGAAGATTTGGTACCTTCATGGTGACCCCTTCACCGATGAACCGATACCGGATAGGGTCATCAAGGCTTAATGCCTCTTTGAAAAAACCTGTGGAGAGGTAGAGCATTCGTTGTAGGTATCAGGAAAAACTTAATGGGGGTGGGTGTATAGAATGGACCTAGCCTTTGACATACTATGCCTCCCCTTGGGCTTTTTTACCCCCCCTACCCTTACTCAAACCGGGATACCTAAGCCACTCTGAGCGATTATGCGAACGGTTCTTGATTCGGTTGGAAGTATGCAATATACGGTAACATAGGAATGGTCTTTTGCCATAGTATGCGAGTTGGCAGTTCACTAGCCTCACCCAGAGTAATGAAACCCCACGAAATCCGCATACCTAAGCAACATATAGTCATCACTTGAAAAACATATAGTATCAGCATAATCCTAGCGTGATATCACGTACTATATGAAATTAAAGTTCGAGCCTCACTCAACACGATGAGGCTAGACTGCCAGCATCGGTTTCATCGGTATCAGTGAGGCTATCATAACATCGCCTATCATCTATACGCTTATCAGTATATATCAGTACATACCAACATATACGCTTAACAGTATGTATTGATGTATACGCTATATCGTATGTATATGTACTACCCTATGTATACGCTATATCGTATGTATCTATAGCCCATGATGTATACGCTATACCGTATGTACTACCTATACGCTATACCGTATGTGTACCCTTACTGTACTACCCTTACACTGTACGTATACACTGTACAATACCCTTGATAACCCTTTGTTTTGCAATATCAAGAACTATTCCTATAATCGCTCTATCCCTGATACATATAGGCTATGATACTACCGTTACACTTGACACTTTGTTTTGCAATTCGAGAGTAATAACTATTATTAGAATAGCTCAATCACTGATACTTATAGGCTATGATACTACCGTTACAGCTACCTTACCCTTGACAGATTGCGCCTATATTCCAAGAACAAGAACTATTCCTATAATCGCTCAACTTGGCTTATTTATCGGGAATAGTCCACTTTTACTACCTTACTAGAATGATGTAACCCTTTACGGTGTAAGCTGAAATAAGAACTATTCGTGATTTCGCTCAATTCCCCCATTCTATCAGCATTCTGCCCACATCGCCGCTTGTAACATCATCGGGCTAGAAAAAAAGTTTGAAAGATTTCTCAAAAAGGCCGGATTTCAAGCCTATAGCGGCATCTGAGGCCATTTTGTTTTGCAATTCGGCCCTGCAAAAAGTGCTGTTTTGGCTTGTAACACCTTGCGGCATCCCGATTCTAGCTTTAAGGTTATACCCATGAAGTTGAGGCCGAGAGGGACTCGGCGGCGAGGAAAGCGCCTAGACGCGAGAGCGAAGAACTTTCCGCTTGAAAATTGAATAGAGAGCGAATCGCCCGCAGGGAAGAAATTAAGCCCGCCAGCGGTACACTCCAAAGGGTTGAATAGCCCAAAGGTAACGCTCTCCCGGATGTTCAGCATAGGCGGCTGAAATAGGGTTGAAAGCCCGCTCACGTAGCGTCGTCACTGTTTAGCCTAGTGTGGCACATCTTAACGGGAGAACGCTCACGATAGCCCGCAAGCGCCACGGCGCAAGCGGTACCAGCATCGGCCAAGTAAGCTAAGAAATCACCGCTTGTAACAAAGAGGTTACAAAGAGGTACAAGCGGTTCAATCGGGAGAGCTAAAGGGTTAACGGTAGCTGATACCTAAGCGGTTCGTGGGAATGTAACCCTACGCAAAGGGTACAGTCTAAATCTCTATTCAAGGGTTACCTAATGTGGCTGGTAAGCACTTAGGGATACGGTAAAGGGTAACCCAAAACATAGCGCCACGAACGGTTTTTAACCGCATTCTCGGAACGGTCTAGCGGCATGCTCCCGTTACTGTGGCGCGAAAAATGGGTGACGTTCGCCCAACATAGTCCCGAAAATCCCCAAGTAACTCCAGTTACTATATCCCACACTGATACGGTCCTACGGTAGTAATACCGTGGCACTTTTGCTCCCGTGGCACGGTATCAGTGCATGCTTCACAGTAACGTCTGAGGCGGAGCTATGTCCAATGTCCTCAGTTGCAGTACTTGATTGGCGCGGCCTTCGTACCCGCGCAAGGCGGAGCTATGCAACAAATTAAGCAAGCATGCAGTACCGTAGGTACTCCGAAAGGCGGCACGGAGGATAATCCGTCGCATCTTTACACGTAAGGCGTGCGCATTCGGTTGGATGCCGAAAACGGCCATGTTCAATCATGGTGGCGAACCCGTTCGACTCGGGTATGCGTACCTACGCGCTCGTGGGTGGTCCACGAGGCGGAGCTATGCCCTAAAAGGGCAGAAAGGAGGGCCTCATGGCTCTCAAGAACATCGAGGTTGCGGACCAGGGCACGAAGGTCGTTCTGTTCCCGAAGGCGAAGGAAGCGGGCACGCGGTTCACGCTCAACGCGAGCGAGAGCAAGCAGCTTCGCGCCCACGTCGCCCGCTACGTGGAGGCCGACTCCCGCGAGTTGCCGTACAACGACCGGCTTTCCGCCAACAAGCGCGTTGGCCTCAAGCGCAACAACGGCCTGCTCACGGGCGAGAACGCCCACGTGCTGGAGGCGCTCATGGCGGCGAAGGCTCGCGCCACGGGTAACGCCCCCGCGCAGTCCACGCCTGAGCCGCAGGCTGTCGCCGCTGGCAGCGGTCCTCGCAAGCGCACGAACAGCGACTTGACGAAGATGACGAAGGCCGACTTGGTGAAGCTCATCCAGAAGCTCCAGTCGTAGCAACACGCACACGGGTGGTGCCCCGCGCATTGTGGGGCACTTCCCTCCCAACCGAAAGGATGCATCATGCAGATTCCCGCTCAGGAAGCCGCGTACACGTACTGCCGCACGGGTGTATGGATGGCATGGCTCGACGAGATGCCGATGTCGTACATGAAAGCGTTCTGGATGTGGGTCGATTCCTACGTGTAGACGCGCACGTTTTGGGGAAATTTCAACCGAAGCAAGGGGGTATGTTTTGAGGCATGCAACGCGGGAACGCAGGCACCCGCTAGGGGGTACGGGTAGGCGTCCGAACCGCATCTGGCGGGCACGTAGAGTGTTCAGCTACCGTTACAAGAATGGGTTTTTCTTCTAGGAAGGTAGGGGGTATGCCTAACAAGCATGGGAGCAAGTGGATTCGCCCTGCAAAGCGCAGGCGCATATACGAGCGGGATGCATGGGAATGCTGCTACTGCTCGAAAAATCTGCACTTCGAGGTCGCGTCATCCCGCGAGAGGACGCTTGACCACATCGTGCCACGTGTACAAGGGGGTTCCAACGCAGAGACAAACCTCGTGACGGCATGCATAACGTGTAACAGCGCACGCGCTGACCGCGAACTGCCGAGCGAATTACTGGAAAAAGCCCTCGCATGGGCGGGGGTATGTCTACCGGGAGAGGCGGTTGCATGATGCATTGCTTCGTGTGTGGTGAGGACAGCGCAGAACTGAAAGTCGATGGTGGTTGGAACAGGCACATCCATGCAGAATGCAAGGGGGTCTATCCGCTCGCGCAGGAGTATGCGGAGAGGTACACGTACCAGGAGACAGAGCAGGACGACGCCGTGCTGTATGGCATGGAGAAAGCCGCGCAGTTGATGGGGGTAGACTGGAACACTGAGGTAATCACGACGAGCCTACGCCTTGAGAACATGGCATACAACGAGTGGCGCAACGAGTCCATCGAAGAAAAACTCGCCAAAGGGGGTTGGTAGCATGCACGAAACAGCCGACAGATTGATGCAACTGGCGGAGCAGAACGCACAGTGCGCCGTGAACAGGCTGCACGAACTCAACAACCGAGTGTTCATCGTACCGGAGGAAGAACTCAGGAATGCGTTGGAGGACGTGCGTCGTGCAGAGCACCAGATACAGGGCGTCCTGTACATGATTGAAGGGGGTAGGTAATGCAGTTCAAGGACATCCCGAGTTACAGTGACCGTCTACGTCTACGTCAGGGCACGGTCGTCAGCGAGAACGGAGAGTCGTTGCTCGTCAGCACGATAGAGGTACCAGAGCCGTCCGAGTACGGGGGTTTCCGGTACGAGAGTGCAATCCTACTATGCGACGAGCAGGGGTTCGTACCTAGCTTCCCAGACACGAGGAAGGACATACTCCACTACATACGCACGAACGACGAGTTCGCAGCGAAGCTGTACCACATCGCCAACAAGCACAACGCGGCAGACCTGATAAGGGGGTAGCAACATGACGTTCGTAATCGTCGAGTTCGACAAGGACACCATGCAGCAGAGGAACACGCGCCTAGAGTGCATGCTAATCCATGCAGCGTGGCGCATCGCCTCAACCATGAACAGGAACGAGAGGCGGAACGGCAACCGCAAGGCGTACACAATCCAGGCGTACTCATACGCATAGGGGGTTAGACATGCACCGCAGGGACTACGAAATCATGGACAGGGAAGGATGCACGTGCTGTGTATTTGACCCGTTCGTGATGGTTACACATCCACGCACAGGTGAAGTCGTAGACACATTCCCTGTGAATGTATGCGACAGAGGCGCAACGCTACGCTTGGCAGCAGGGTTGTTGGGCAGCAAGGTAGACAGTGCAGAAACCGTAGGCGAGAGGGATGAGAGGCTGGAGAGGTTCTTCAAAGCACGTCACGCATACTTCGACCATGTACGGTACGGGAGGTAGTCATGTGGGTAAGGGAACGAAGGGTTAACGGTTCGTGCGTGTTCTACGTCAGGGTTTGGAGGAAGGCATGATTAGGGAAGCACACGAAGATTCACGCGACTTCGAAGGGATAAGCATGACCCCGGAGGATGTACTCATCGGTTTCGTCACTGAACTAGAGAGCGGCATGCTTGCGAACGCGGTACTCGTGGCCGACAGCATGGGGGTTCGCTTGAACCTCACGAAGTACAGCACAGTCATGGACATCGCCGCCCAGGTAATCGACGGCCTCGAAGAAATAGATGCATGGCGTGAGGCTGGCTACTGGCGTCGTAACTTCAACGTGATGGGGTGGCTGTAACGTGCGCAGAGTATACAAGGTAATGTGCTTGACCCGTGCAGTCATACGCATGGGTCGCATGACAGTACAATGGAAGGTAGGGGCATGAACGACAAGGTAATTCTGGACACGCAACGCCTGAACAACATCGTAGTAGAGTGTACAGCGAACATAGTCGTGGACGGCGAGGATGTAAGGCTGAGCGTAATGTCCTTCGGTGAAGGTGAGGTTGGTACGGAGAACGCATTCGGTAAGATGGAAAAGATACTCCCGAGCATAATGGGCGTCAAGTTCCAAGAGGTCGAAATTGTGAGGGTATACTAATGCCTGACGTATTGATGGTAGCACACGACATAACGGAAGCATACCGTAAAGGCCACGAACTCCAACTGCAAGTGTGCATGGATGGGGGTTTCATTGACCTCTACAACATCACCACTGGCGAGCCTGTAACATCCTGGTCGGACGAGGAAATCATAGAGTACCAGGATGCAGAGAACAGGCTCCTACTCGCAGACATAATGCACACTGCGATAGAGTACGACGTGCCAATCAAGGTAGTGACGTGGGAGCAGACGTAAAGGAGTGAATGTGAAATCTTCCCTAACAAAAATTGCGATTCTCATAATGGCGGCAACGCTGGCAATCACATTGCTGGCATACGTGCAGGAGGCCAACACCGCAACATTCCAAGACCGTTACATCATCTCGGCGGAGACATACAAGCAAGTCGTACCGACGAAGTACGGCAAGATTTATCGTCACGTCAAGCGTCACGACAAGAGTGCGGCGAGGACTATGGTTGACGCCGCGAGGGATGTATGCAAGAACACGGTCAATCGTGCGGTGTTCGTACAGCCAGGGAGTGAAAGCAATCACCCTGACTTCGACTGCTACACACGATTCTAAGGAGGAAGCATGACAGCATTCTACATTGCAATCTACCTCAACGAGTACAAAGGGGGTCAGGTAGGCCCCACGATATGGGCGAACACACTTGATGAGGCCCAACGTAAAGCAGAGAGCATGTTCGGCAACATCCCGGTGGTTGCCTGCTACGCATAATTATGCAGAAAGGTGAATAGAATGATTGACGAGCGCCTGTTCGGTTGGACTGACGAGCAATGGAAGGAATGGAAGAAGCTCTGGCGTGAGAACGGTGCATACCTCGGAGACAGCAGGCGCAAGATGAGTGACGAGGAACGTGCAGAGTGGTACAGGAAGCAGGACGAAGTGACTGAGCGCAACCGTAGGGTAGAGCGTGCGTTGGAGGCTAAAGAGCAGGGGTTGGTAGGGAACAGCTACAGCGAGACTACGCACGACAGGTTCTACGGGATTATACGTGAGAGTGAGCGTGTGATGGTACTGACCCCTGAACAGGAGGAAACGGCACAGAAATTCAACAGATGGTTGGAGCATGTTGAGGATGCAAGCGAAGTGACGGGAGAGTGAGCATGTCTATCGAGCAAGCAGTTGACCGTGGTGCGCAGATGTTGTACGAGACTGTCGGCCCACGTTGGGCTAACGGCATCGACTTGGAGACTCTGGACTTGGGTGACAGCACACTCTGTGTCCTCGGCCAGTTGTACGGCACATACGACAAGGGTGTTGAGGAATTGTATGGCCCGAACTATTGGGAAGATTGGAAGGAAGGGTTCAACGTAGGACTGTTGGGTTGCAGTGCAGACGAACTCACTGATGAATGGAGGTATCGCATCGACAATCTACAGAAGGCATACACTGGGTGGGATGACATACGAGAGGAAGGCTCCCACCTGTTCACTGTAAGTGCGAGGTTCACTGTACGAATCGGCCTGACGAAAGAGGAAATCGGTGGCCTGTACATTGAGGCGCAGAGGCAGAACACGACCCTGGAGGAACTGCTTGAAGATAAGATAGGACAGCAGGCAAGTGAAGCCAAGTATAGTCTGGAGGCATAGCATGAGGTACGAGAACGAGGCAGTCAACAATGGTATCGAGCTACTGAACGAGTACTTCGGTAGCACGTCGTGGGTGAACGACGTTGACGTGGACAGGATAAACCAATACTCACTCACTGACTGTGTAATCACCCAGTTGTTCGGCGGATATAGTGACGGCATAGACATTCTCCTGTCGGACATCGACGAGGACAGTCAGGTGGATGTGCAGTACGACCACGGGTTCGATTGGGACGGTAGCTTCTCCCGACTGGACGACGAGTGGAAGTTGCGCATACAAGACCTACAGGAAGGAAACATGGTCAGCGAAGTACCTAGCACTCACGCCGAAGCGGTGGACAACGGTGTTGAGAGGCTGAACGAGTACTTCGGCGGTACGCATTGGATTGATAACATCGACACGAGCATACTCGCTCAGCATAACCCACGCAAGTGTGTCATCGGACAGCAGTGGGATGGAGAGTTCATCATTGGTCTGGAGGCTCTCGGTATTCGGGACCATGCGAGTGACTACGGTTACTCCATCGGCATGTGGGGCAGTTACCAGGACTTGACGGATGAGTGGGTTGAGCGCATTGAGAGTATGCGTGCTGAGAATCCTACCTCTCCTACCACGACACTCTCCCTGCACATCTGCACGACTGTCACGGTTGACGTGGATGACACTACGCTCGGTAGACTGTACCGTGAGGCTAGGGAGTACGGCGTTAACGTCGAGACTCTCTTGGAGGAACGATTCACTGAGGTTGCGATAGAGGCTACGCATGAGATTGATGTCTAATCTAAAGCGTGCTGGCGAGTGGGGTCTGTTGACCCTGCTCGTCGGGTATGGTATACTCTGGTGGTACAGTCGATAAGGAGGCAACATGAACTGCGAGCATCGTCCCTGGCATGGTGTATGTTACGAGTGCATCGAGCTAAGGCAGGAGATTGAGGAAGCATACACTGAGATGGGCGAGATGCAGGCGTCACTGAACACCGCACGTGAGACAATCGAACGGTTGCAGGAGGACAACAACGACAGCATGCATGACGTTCACACCCTAGCTATGCGTGAGGTTGAGACTATTGATGCTCTGAGGGAAGGGTTGAAGAACCCCAACCTCCTGCGTCTGGTCGTGCAGGGTATAATCTTCGACTACGAAGGAGAGTAATGCTTACTGAGCAGACCATCAAAGATAACCTCAGCACAGCACAGCAGGGGCAGGATGCACTGTCGGAAGGAGGCATTGAGGAAGCATACGAAGCACTGGTGAGCATAAGAGAGGCTATGCAGTACATCCTTGAGAACTACAAGGTGCTGTTCATACCGAAAGGGGTAGGTGGTGAGTGATTATACTTGGGCGGAGATAGAGACTGCGAGAGACAAGCACCCAAGACCCTCGCGTGATGAGGAACTTGGCTGGCCGCGTAGAGTCGATGAGGCTGTCGATGAGATTGCCAGGGAGTTGGGGCTGACTCCTATAATGTATGCAGCTAAGCCTGACGCATACGCTAGGTACATCGCACCATACAGGCTTGAGATGTTGTTGGAGGCCATCAAAGCTGACAAGGAAGTGGGGCTGATATGAAGGTAACGACTGTAAACATGGCGGGTCCGAATAATGGGCTGGAACTCCCTGGCACGCACTTCAAGGGTACTGAGCAGACGCATCCTTCTTTGGAGGCTGCTATGGAGTACATCAATGAGCACGTGCAGGATTACTACCTAGGTAACATAACCTACATACCAGTCATCACGTCCGTCGAGGACACGGCGAGGGAGCAGTTCATAGAGGATGCGAAAGGTGCCATAGATGCCTTCGCTGGTGCGCTTAACCACATGAGTGACAACAACCCTCACTTGCGGAAAGTGAATGGAGTGTGGAGGTACACCGACGCCCTAGACGGTACCAAGGTGAGGGCCGAAATCAAGGTAGAGCAGCGATATGGCACTGACTACCGCTGAGCTAGAGTACGTGCAGTACGACTACGAATTGGAGGACAGGATGACTGTACAGGAAGTGCTCGTATCTGCGGAGCGCATGGCTGACCATCTCGGCATTGACATCACAATCCCGGCAGTGTTGGAGTTCGGTGACTTGGAGGATATCACCTGGACGTTCGACCTGTACGGGTACGGCGAGTACGGTGAGGAAATCAAGAATCGTTACATACATGCAGAAGGGGCTATGGCCGCATGACATTAGTATGGCTGGTCATGTTGGTGTCCTGCGTCCAGAGCATATGGGGGTTCCTGGTAGGAGTGCTGCTACTCTTCCTAGGCATACTCTCAGGGGCAGAGGAAGCGCCCATACTAGCTGTAATCCTGTTCGTCACAGGATGCATACTCGTAACGGTGAGCGTAGTTTCTTAGGAGGTGTTGTATGAGGTGGAGACTTTCCTTGTAATCTTAGCGTTAATCATACTGATGTTGCTCGCTTACTACGGGTCATCAACGAAGAAACAATAGGAGGTAATGATGCTTAGGGTTTTAGACGATTTTGATTGGCAGGAGGCGTTCGAGTATGGGGTCAGCCCTCGCGGTGCAGTCCCTACTGAGGAATACGACCTCTCTGACGTTAAGATAGAGGATGTTGCGGTCGTACTGTGGATGGATGAAGGCGAGAACGACGGTCCTGACTGGATAATCGCTGGCGTCCTGAATGACAACCGAGGGTTCTTCCTGTCGGCTGGCTGCGACTACACTGGTTGGGACTGTCAGGCTGGTGGTGAGGCTGTCGTATGCAACAGCATTGAAGAGATGCTGATGTTCGCTATAGACGACGGTAACAAGGACAGGTTCGGGATATACATGCTAGGGCATGAGTCCATCAACACGGAGGACATATACGATGTGGATTGAGGAAGTGAGCAACTACGGCAAGGAAGTGACGTTCGGCACTACTGGTTCGCTTGCGCCTGTGCTAACTGAGGCTGTTGAGTATGCAGTGAAGTGGAACTTCAACATCGACGGAGTGAGCACACACATGGGTAACACATACGATGAAACCCTAGTGTCAGTGACGTACACAGACTGATGCTAGAAAAAGCCTTACATAAAGGGGTTGTGATGACCATACCTGTAGTGAAGTGGAACATGTTCGGTAGCGCGAAGAAGGTTGCCGACTGGTTCAAGGAGCATGTGGGATTTTACGTTGGGGCTGTTGAGGAACCAGAGGACTGCCCGCTGAAGAATTACCTGAAGGAGACTCACCCGAACATCGACGACATATCCGTAGGTGACACGTACACTACGTACAGGAACAGCAGGGGTGAGACTGTACGCATACAAAACCCACAGTGGGCTGGCAAGTTCGTCCGTACACTCGACCGTGAGTGTGGCACGTACATAGATGATGACGTGTACGGTGAGGAAGTGTTCGTACCGGATGTCACTGGTGGACAGGCGTTGAACATACTGAGGAAGGTGACTAACTACCGTGTTTGAGCGTATAAGGCAGAGAACGCAGGAGTTGAAGGACTACCATTCCATCATAGGATGGGACGACTATCCACTGGCAGCACGCACTGAGAACGGCTTGAAAGTGTTGGACTACGTGCCTAACGAGAACCCTGATTTCAGTGGTCAGGGTGGACTGATGTGGAAGGTGTACTACTACAAGAAGTCCGGTGAGTTCCAGACATTCGGCCCGATGGATACACGTGAACTCCGGCAGATGCATACCGAACTGTACATGGCACCAATTGACTGGACCAACCACGGAGTAGACGCAAGGGAGGTAGGATGAGCGTCACGATAGAGGATGCCTATGCATTAGGCTACAAGTTTGCCTACATCAAAACCCCTGCTGGAGGGATTCTACGTAAGTTGATGATGCAACGCATACCAAACACTGGTGAGCGAGTTGCTTGGGGCAATCAATCATACAAGGTTGCTAACATAATGACTGTGGTTTCCCCGGAGGGTGAGGACAGGGTGGCAGGGTATGACTTGCCTGTAGCTACGTACATCATATTCGTGGAGATGCCATAATGCATAGAGTACACACTATAAACGGTGAAGTGTCCAACAAGGATATGGTGCTGAACGTGGCACGTAACCTACTCACGATTGCGGAGGTGGTAATCAGCGAGATTGAGGACTTCGACCAATTGGACGAGACTGACTTGCAATGGTTTGCCGAGAGAGTGAGCGAAGAGAACTACGTCATTGAACAGCTACATGAGGATTGGAAGGCACAGTAATGGGTTATTACAGGGTAGAGTACAGCAGCAACAATAGTGGCGGCAGTTGGTGGCTCTCTGACAGTGATTGGAAGGCGTTGGAGGATGCCGGTTGGGACGTTGATTGGTTTAAGGACGACGACTACCACAGCGGTGACAGGTTCCTAGACGGACTGGCATCTAGGGCGAGCAAGACCTTAGAGGCACCCAGTGAGGGACTCGCTGAGAACTGGGCGATAGCAGAGTGGGAAGAGATTACCGGAGAGTACTCAGAGGACAGCGGTTGCTCATGCTGCGGCCCGCCCCACTACTTCTACACTGACGCAGTGGACGAGCCTGAGAAGAGTGACGAGGAACTGCTCGCTGACTTCGATGCTGCGGTGCGTGCATTGTATGATGATGGTTTCAGTGACATACAACTTACCACTAGGGTAGAGAACATATTCTATCGGGAGGATGTTTGATAGTACAGGCGTTTGGACTGGTGGGCGCAAGCCTAGTGTTGCTGGCACACTGGATGATATCAAGCGGTAGGTTTGCCCCTGCCAGTATTCAAGCGGTAGGGGTGAACATCATGGGTTCTGTGACTTTACTTGGTGTCGCCATAGAGACGTTCCAGATAGGGTACATAATCCTGAATGCCGCATGGTTCTTCATATCGGCCAGGATATACCTGAGAAGGGATAAGATAGCGTTCGAGGAAAGGTACAAGTGATGGACACACAGTTGATTAGTGATGCATGCCTGACGTGGGGCACGTACGCATACGGTATAGCATGCACAGGTGGTGGCGTAGCCATAGGGGTAGCGTGGTGCAAGTGGCGGTGGTAGATTATACTCAGACGGATTACACTCAGGCTACACGTTCAGAGCTAGAGTGGTGGTTGCTGTTCAGTATAGCGGTGGCTGGCACTGGCAGTGACATGACTGCGAAGGCGTTAGGGAGGTTCAAGTTCTACATCGACAGCCCTGAGTTCCCTCTGATGCACATTGCAGACGTGCTGGAGGATGACCCTGAAGTGTACGATTGGGCCATCTTCAACGCGAGGTTCAGGTTCATACAGAGGACTAAGCGTGCATTCGCTGACGCAGCACGTAGGTTCTGGTGCCGTGACCTGAGAGAGTTGACCGTCGATGAACTGGAGGAATGCTATGGAGTCGGACCTAAGACAGCGAGGTTCTTCCTCTTTACCGCTACCCCTGGCGCTAGATATGCAGCACTTGACACGCATATCCTCAAGTGGCTCTCTGCCCTCGGGTACCCCAACATACCGAAGAGCACGCCTAGCGGTAAGAATTACAAACGCATTGAGCAATACTTCCTACAGGAAGCTGACGAGAGAGGAATTGAACCTTCGAAGCTAGACTTGGCAGTGTGGACTGCCTACAAGAATGGAGGTGTGTATGAAGGCTAGTGTGCTTGAGTTCTTAGCGATACTGTTACTTGGTGTCATGCTTGCTGTTGCAGGGTTGGGGTTGTTATCCGGCGCTACGGTTAGGTTGGGTGACCCGCATGACAAGATAACGATTGAGCGATGGGACAACGACGAGTGTATAGTATTGGTGGACAACGGTGAGGAAGTTGCGCCAGTAGAGCCGCCATTCAGTTGTGCAGAGGCGCAGGATGAGTACCCGCAAGCTAACTATAGGGAGCTTTAAGATGGAACCGACACTAGCTGATTTCGTGTGGTGGTTGGAGGAAGTAGGGATGGTGTGGGACGACTACATGATGGAGACAATAGGAGACTTCGAGAGGTACTGGTATGAGGACTACGAGAAACTCCCACAGTACCCGCCGAACAGTGTGCCGATGGACTGGTAATGACCCCAGGGGTGTTCATAGTAGTCATCCTAATGATGGCATGTGCAGCGGAGTGTGTAAATCGACTGTTAGGAGATGAGGATGAGCGAGACTAAAAGGCTTAATGTAAAATCCACCGTAAAAAATTCTGGACTGTACATTGGTCACCATCTTTGCACTGCCAAACTTGAGAGCGGTGAGGAAGTTGACATGATTGGAGGACCTTACGACCTGATTGTACAGGTGTATGGCAGTGACAAGTCCGTACTGATAAGCTACGAGGACATCATTAGGGAGGTACTGAAAGTTGCCTGAGAACAAGTGGGCAGAAGCAGCACAGGCGGATACACAGGAGGTAGCTGATAGACTGTTCCGAGAGTTGTACATTGAGATGGCGAACACTGACCCATACGTAGACACTGATGCAATCAAGGAACGGGTCGTGTCAAACATACTCTGGATGTCAGGGTACTACGGCGAGGAAGTAAGCAAGCGGGCTGGTAGGTTCTACAGTCACAAGTCACCATACAGGAGGCAGTATGTACGATAACAGGGCAGACAACGTGCAGAACGCGATGGAAGAGGCTGTAGCTCTCTTGGAGAGGTTGCAGCAGGAAGTAGGCATCGAGGAAGAGTATGGGAGTGATATCGAGCAAGTCCTGTCGGACATGAGGTATGCGGACAGTGACCTCGACGACCTCGACACTGACCTCTACAATGCTGCGGAGTCTGAGGACTACGAGGAACGCGCTTCTGAGTTGGAGGAATTCATCAGCACCACGTCATCCGACATCGACAGCGTGATAGCGGACCTGGAGACTATACGTAGGGACTTGGATTATGCCTAGGGTTAGAGCAGAAGAATACCCGGAGGATTCATTCAGGAGGATGCATCTAAGTAATCTTGCACTACTCTTGGATGGAGAGTACGACGGCGACGAGGAAAGTTACTTCGCTCTCGCCGGTTTCGCTTCACACGAATGGTTTGAGGAAAGGGGCATTGATTATGTCTAGGATGCTTAGTGATGTACTGCGGAGTGACGAGTACAATCAAGGGAATGGCATGCTCTTCTACAAGGACGGTGACACTCAGCTTAACTGTTGCCTTGGTGTCATGGAGTGTGAGATGGGGATGGAGTTCACTCACGACGGGTACGACCTATGGCGTGACAACTTCGGTGGCACTGAGATGCCTAGGACCCTGGTGCTTGAGATTACGGCACTCGACTTCCAGATAACCGACGAGGAAATCCGTTACATTGAAGATGCATACGATGTTATGGACCTCACCGTTGAGTACACTCGCGCTAATGTGCTCGCCACTCTGAACGATGATGGTGTCAGCTTCATAGGCATCGCTGAGGCACTGGAGATACTAGGGTGGGACGTTGACCTAGACTACGCAAAGAGGGCGTTCGAGTCGCATATTGCTGGCGTAGGAGGTGTGAGTGTTAGAGTGTAAGGTTACAGTCAGTGGCGTTTGAGTAGAAAGGATTGTACGTGGGATTAATGATGGAGGACCTTCCCGTTGAAGGGAAGATGGTAGAGAACATCCTGCATGTGTGGGACTCAGCTAACGAGCGTGACATCACGAACGGAACGTCATGGTATGAGAATACCCTGGCGTTATGCTCTGCACTCGCTGACATGTTCGACTACCCTGCCACTAACGTGGTTGGGGCATATGCAGTGATTAGCCCCGCTCTCGACAAAGAGATGAACGACAAGGCAATCATCAAGATGCTACCAGTCCATAAAGCAGGGTTGGACTTCGAAGATTGGTGCAGGGTTGGCACATACGGCAAGCGTAACCGTGCGAAGGCATACCAATGTCTCTCCGGTGACCTGTCGTATGTACGTGGCGAGAAGGTGACTGCCTTCTTCAACAACATCCTCGGCCTGCCACAGCGACCGACCATCGACAGGTGGGCGGTTAGGGTTGCACTGTTGGACCCTACGTTGAATGGTGACAAGATTGCAGTAGGGAGCAAGCGAGTCTACAACCAGATTGCTGACGCATACATTGAGGCTGCTGAGAGGCGTGGAGTGACCCCGGCAGTCATGCAGGCCGTGACATGGGAGACATACAGGAACAGGCACTACGGTGCTGGAAAGCGTGGTGATAACGCCAAGCTGTACGGAGAGAAGTACGAGCAGCTACGGAAGGACATAGGTTTACAATGACAGAGGACACGGCAATAGTCAGTCTCACTAAGGTGTGCGACAGTGCTGCGGAAGCTGGTATGTTCGCTGACCACATGGAAGGATACATCGGAGGGCTGACTGTAGGTGAGTGCATAACACGAACCGACTACGGTAAGTGGCAAGTGACACTTTACGCACAGGGTGAACTCATAGAAGCATGGGAGGCGAACGTCTGGTGAGAATAACGGTTCGGATACCAGCCGAGCCACGGTTTGCTGCGAGGACTCTGCGTTTCATCGTGGAGTCCTTCTCTTACATGTACGGTGGTTCTACCATCACAGAGGCGAGAGGCACGTGGCTTGACAACAACTGTGAGATGGTATATAATCGAGTGTGGGTTGTAGAGGCGTACGAGAACTACAACAAGGACATCGGCATAGTCGGTTGGGAGGTCTACGAGTTAGCTGAGGAAGCAAAGACCATACTCGGTGAGGACACTATAATGTATACAATCAACGACAATGCATACTTTTCTTAGGAGGAAGTAATGCCAGCACACTTTGAAAGTGGAGTGTTCAATCAAACAGGAGCATGGCATGGTATGGGAGTCGTGTTCGAGGGCGACGGTCCTTTGCATGCTGACATCGCCATCAAGCTCGCCAACTTGGATTGGGAAGTCGAGAAACGCCCGTCGTACACTCTCAACAGCGAGGGTGAGTTCGTCGTAACCCCTGGTAGGTATGAGGTTGTCCGCAAGACTGACGATAGGGTTCTCACTGATAAGTCAGTCGGCAAGAGGTATCAGGTAATCCAGAATGCACAAGGGTTCCAGTACCTCAATGACCTCGTGGACAATGACGGTCTTGAAATCGAGACTGCCATAAGCATCTATGATGGGTCTGTCGTGACCATCGTGGCTCGCTTGCCGGAGGACATGGTTATCGCAGGCGAGAGGGTTGCACAGTACATTGTGTTCACTAACCCTCACACTGGCATCGGTAGTGCTAGGTTGCTCGCCACCCCTGTACGTATAGTCTGCGCCAACACCCAGAGGGCTGCATTGCAGGGTGCTAAGCGTTGGTACCCAATCCCCCACACTGCCGGTGGTGAGATTAAGTTGCAGGAGGCTCGTGATGCCATACAGTTGAGCTTCAAGTACAACAACGAGTTGAAGGTACTCGGTGAGGAACTCGCCTCACAGAAGATTGGTGGCGGCAAGGGGTTCATGACTTTCCTCCGTCAGCTTGTACCTCTCCCGGATGCGGCAGACCATCCGAAGGCGTACGATAATGCGTTCGACATCATGCGCAGCATCGGCACGATATACAAGTACGAAGAGAACTTGAACGACATTCGTCCTAGCAAGTGGGGCGCGTATCAGGCAGTGTTGCAGCACGTTGACCACAACAAGAAGTACAGCACGCCTCAGCGTAGGTTCGAGAAGCTCATGGAAGGTGACGACTTGATTAAGAGGGCGCAAGAGATACTGGTGGCCGCGTAATGTTGTACGGTGACAGCATACACATCTACGACATGGACTGCGGTGAGCTTCGGGATAAGGCGTGGGAAGTTGCCATCATGGTAGACGAGTTCGGGTTCGACTACATGCATAACGTCCTCGATGGTGACACAATCTACAGCAAGTACCACGGTCCCTCTCAGGAGGCTGAGGATGCAGCCAACGAGAAGCTCGCATCAATGACAGGGTATGGTCTTGACGGTGAGCCTTGGGCACCCGACCAGTCTGTAGAAATCTACTAGACCACCGAATGTGGGGGTAGACCACCTGCCCCCACCTTATTTATGGGAAGGCATGGAATGACCGACAAGATGGAAAGCCTGAAAGACATCAACGCAAAGATTGTAGACTTGAAGGATGCATTCAAGGACTACCAGTACGACTATGGGTTGGTTGAAGCATTCGACGATGCTGACGCTACCTTGGCACGCGCTATAGCTACTGGTATACGTCTGGAGGAAGAAGAGAAAGAGAACAGTGCCGAAGTGTGGACTGTCAGCTTCATCGCTACTGACAGGCATCCTGCATTCTCCGCTGGACACGTCAGCAGTGGTACTCTCAGGTATAATCGAGAGACTGCACAGACGAAACTAGAGAAGGCCCGCACTACGTGGGACGACAGGCGTGGAACTCCGATATGGGTTCCCTTCATAGAGAGGGTTGTAGCATGATAAACATTGACGGGTTAGTGCAAGAGGTTGAACTTGAAATCCAGGCATCATTCGATGAGCATGTAGTCTCTGACTTCCCTGAGATGGCGGATTGGGAGAACAGGCGTGAGTTTGATGCAGCATTGAATGAACTCACTGCCATACTCTACAACAAGCTGGAAGGGTTGCTTGATTCCAAGCTGGAGAGAGCATTGGATGACTTGCATGATGTCTTGGGTGACTCCAGTGAGTTCTTCTTGCAAGACTTCGACGGAGATAACTTCTTCTTGCAGCATAAGGAAACTGGCATTGACCTTCGACTTGAGGTTGAGGAAGCTGATTGAGCGGAGTAACGGAACCCATGTTTCGTGGGTACTTGCATGGTGCCTGGGCGAAGGAACACTTCTCTGAAATAGAGTACTACCAAGGCTTACGGCACCTACGCAAGAAGGAGTACTTGATAGGCTGGACTAGAGGAAGGAGTACACGTGCAAGAATTAGAGTCCGTCTTGCCAAAACTCAAGGTGAAGATTGAGACTATACGTAAGGTTGACATCAACGACCTTGAGGAATGGCTGTCCTACACGTTCAACGTACCTCGCAACTACATAAGCCTACAGGCGGACAATGAGTGGGGTAATGATGGCATATACACCATCTACGTTGAGGACCACAGCGATAGTGAGAGGGGATTGAAGTACGAGATAGATTTGTGGGATAGTGTACCTAACTCATACGACAACATACATAGACTCCTGCGTGGTGAGCCTGTAGATGGTAGGGACATACCACGTGCATCCTCGCTGCTGGACTATGCAGCGACGGCTGGTTGGATAGACGAAGGCGAGTATGTGGTGGAGATATGGTGATGGATTGGAGGCCAGTATACGAAGAAGGTAGGTATGTGAAAGGCCAGTTGGACGAGGATGATTTCTACTCCATAGTCTGTTTCCTTGAATGGTTGAGGGAGCGCGGCATAGTGAACTGCATAGCTACTGACGAAGAGTTGTTACATGACTATAACGTGAAGCAGATGAGGGAAGAGAGGGTGTACAGCTAATGGATAACCCTTGCGCTGAGATTGCGATTGAGAACGAGAGGTTCTCAGTGCCTACTCTCTTAGGTGCGACTGTCCGTGTTCACTGGCACTTGCGTGAGAAGAAGTGGAGTGTCAGTTACTACAGCCACCTAAAGAGAGGGTGGCGTGTAGTCAGGAACGCCCTAGGTGACCAGATATTGTATACAAAGGTGGTGTTGAGGGATGTCAAGTTCACGGTCAGGGAGAGCGGACGGCAGCGCGTCCTGGCAGAGCATCGCAAGAACGTACACGCATGGATGGAGGGTACACTCCTATCCGCCAGTACTACAGAGACAACCGCGAGTGTTCCGTGCGGTATTGCGGTAATGTATAGTCCCTATAAGTTCCACGCATTCTACCATGAGTGGCCTGACGATGACTACCCTACCGCTGTGGAGGGTGCTGAGTTCGTTGCCGCTGGCACTGAGAATGGTGTACTAGTACCGGAGTGGGCTTTCAAGTGGAGTAATGTACCAGACTAAGGAGGTTACATGACGTATACTCTACCAGAATCAGGGGCGGGATTCACTGACGAAGAGTTCGAAGAGTATGGTGACGCTGTTCTAATGAATTGGAGGCATTGGAATAATTTGAGAGATATCGTACAGGAGAGGCACGAGGAAGCAGCAAGTGATGGCATGGACCCTGCCGTGAGGTCAGGATACAGGGCTGCACTTAATTGGGTGATGCAAACTATGGATGAGACACTAGCATGACATACAGCATACTTGACAACTACTTGCACGACTTCGACAGGCATAAGAGGGAGGCTGATGAGGCGTTAGAGAATGGAGACTTGTACGCTATGGAGGATGCCATTGACAAGATGGACCAGTGCGTGCAGCCTGTCATGAGCGAAGCATCCGGCATGGAGTATGAGGTAGAAGAGTACTGGCAGAGATGGGACGAACTGGAGACTAGATTGGACGCTACGAATGAACTATAGTCCGCCGTTAGACTTCGACATGGGGTTCTTGCCTGGAGACTTCTGGGATTACAACCCTGCATGGGACGTACACCCTGAAGAGAAGGAGGGACTTGACTTAGAGGGCGAAGTGTGGTATAATGGAAGTAGTGAAGATAAAGAGGAAGAAAGGAAGTCAGTATGAATGTACGCATGAATGAGGATGGGGTCGAGGTACAGGGCGGATTGAATGTAGTCGTAACTGACGAGTCCGTTGCAATTGAGGACGGTAAGCTCATCGTCAGCAAGAAAGGCGAAGGATATCTCGTCCAGGCGGAAGGGTTCGCCACGATTGAGGCCAACACGGACAGTGCTTCGTACAATGCTCCGCAGTACGACCAGCACTACTACAGTGGTGGCAACAACTACCTGAGCATAACGCAGAGCGTGGCGCGTGCGATGTCTCGCATTGATGGCATGCTTGACGAGAAGTACCTCGAAGAGATTACTGACGCTGAGTATGACCTCGTGGCTGACGTAGTGAAGGGCATCATCGAGGATACGGACACTCAGGGTCGTCACACAGTGTACAAGGTTGCCGGTGGAGTCCTCTCTGGTATGCATGACGGTACCTACGAGGGTGTTCCCTTCGCATGGCTGTTTAAGGGTGTTGTGGAGGGTCACATCACTCCCCCTGAGCAGTTCGCTCCCGCAGTACCGCAGGGCGGCGTAGCTGAGGCGTTGACTGCATACCCGATGTACTTCGGTCGGGGTGCCTAACAGGAGAAAACTCCCTAAGTTCCTCACGGCCAAGCAGTATGCTGCGAAGATAGGTAAGTCGAAAGAGTGGGTGTTGGGTATGTTAAGGGAGGAACGCATACCTGACGCCCAACTCCTTCCTGTCGGCTGGATTATACCAGAGGATGCGCAGATTATACTTAGGCGGGCCGACATGTTGCTGCCCCCTGAATTCATCAAAGGCGTGAAGCCTAGGGAGGAACCTGTATATTCTCCACGTGGGAAGAACATGGACCCTGACAAGCCTTACCACACTGTGGAGGTACCGGGGTTCGAGCGTGTGGTGCTAGGGTACAGTCAGAGGGAAGTGTACGAGAGGACTAAGGTGCATCCGATAACACAACGTAGAATCCGTGATGGCAAGCCGGTAGCTGTAGATGTAGTGCGCCGTCTAGCGTTCGGTATGGGTGTACACATTGACGAGCTACTCAGGAGGAAGTAGATGCCAGAGCGTGTATTCGACGGGGTTCTCAACTTTGATGATGCCTACTTTGACTCACGATGTGTAGAGTGCAACTCAATCATTGATTGGGAGGAAGCTGGTGAGGGTTTCTGGTTCCACAAGTGTTGTGGTAGGTACTACCAGATTCAGATTTACACTGTACTGCGGACCATAGAACAGGAGGGATTGTTAGATGCCGTTAAGCGAACCGGAGAGTAACCCTTTCGGCAGTGACGTATTGGAGTTCGACGTGTACCAGTCGCAAGTTAACTGCTTGCGGGAGGCGATAGCGCAGTACCGTGAGGAAGCTATCCGCCCACTGGATTGGAGGGTTCAGCACGTACACATGCTAGTCTATCTAGGTGAGATGGAAACACACACCCTAATTGAAGCCTTGAATGGACAGGGTTTGAATGGTAGAATAGTGTGGCAGGAGACATTGAAGGCATTCCAACGGTTGCACGGGAAGGATGACGATGAAGGCTAGGGTTCTTAGTGGTCACCCAAGGAGTGTGAACGAGAGTCTCCCGGAATACCTGGAGAATGGGTGGAGAGTGACACACATGCACAGTTATGGACTGTCACACGTCACTGAACACAGCAGCAGTGTGAGCCATGTGGTCACGCTAGTGATAGAGAAGGAGGAAGATGATTGAAGAAGCTCGTGAATCCTATAAGCGTGGTTGGTCCCTCATTCCTCTCCACGAAGGCGATAAACGTCCTAATCTGGCTATTGGTCACCCATACCTCTCAAGGCGACCCACTAGAGAAGAGTATCAGGGCTTTACTTTCGGGAACTACGGAGTCGTATGTGGAGAACTATCAGGCATCTGTGTTCTCGATGTCGATGGAGAGAAAGGTGTTGAAGCTCTCAGAGCGAGGGATATAGAACCTGAGCACGACTTCTGGACTCCTACAGTGGTGACCCCTGGTGGGACTCACTACTACTTCAAGTATAACCCTAGGGTTCAGACTGGTGTACACATACTAGGGAAGGGTTCTCACGTTGACATACGTAGCGATGGTTCATACGTCGTTGGCCCAGGCAGTACCGTTGACGGTGTTGCTTATCGTTGGGTTGAGGACCTTAACCCGGAAGAGGTAGACTTCCAAGAGCCACCGGACTTCATGTTCGAGCATAAGCGTGCATTGAAGTTGGAGGTCGCTGACGAGGATAACCCTTACATGCTCGCAGGGTTGATAACGGAGGGTTCTCGCAACCTGACGTTGCTGAGCGTCGGTGGTTTGCTTGTGAAGTACCGCTCAGTGCAGTATGAGGTCATGAGGGCATGTCTCCACTTCCTGAACGATAATCTGATGGAGACACCACTCCCTGACGATGAAGTGGACACGATAGCGAAGAACGCAGAGCGTTACAGGGAAGATAACTACGAAGGGATATACAATGCTCGGTGACCAACTGTACGATAGGGCCATGCGTATATGGATTGCACGGAGGGAGGGCTTGAAAGAGCCTGACAAGGTGTATGACATCACGTTCGAGGACATACACCACGGCTACTGTGAGACTTGTGACTTCACGACTGTAGGCATAACGTACGCCTACGAGGGTAAGGACGCGCCTAGGATGGGCGACGTTGACATAGAATACCTCGGGCCTGCCGTGTTGATACGGGAGGTCAGCCAGATTATACAAGAGCTTAGAGAGGAGGATAGCGGTAGGATATATCTAGCGTAGTACCCAGAGAGGAAGTGTGTAAAAAGATGGTAGCGAAAGGAAAGTATATTGGGTAAGGGACTAACGACACTCATTGGGATTGCGGTGGCAGCACTGCTTGCCCTCATCATCGCCCTGTTCATCTTCACTTGGGGGTCAACGGAGCGGGATGAGTACGGTCTAGTGTACTCCGCAGGACCAATTGAGGGACAGCACTTCCAGAAGTTTGTCGCTCCTGGTAGCTCGCTCCAGTTCCTCGGTGTCCTCGACTACATGGACACCCTACCAGCCAATCAGCGGACCTACATCGTAGGCGAGCGTGGAGATGATGTTGACCATCCTATCGTCGTAACTGACGGTGCGGGTGTGGAACTCGGCTTCAAGACTTCCAGCACGTTCGAACTGGTGAGCAATCCTGACGAACTCAATACGTTGAACGTCGAGATTTGCACCAAGTACGACGGCTGTGATGACGAGGGCTGGACCTACATGCTTAACGACTACTATCGTAAGGCGCAGGAATCTGCTCTACAGACTGTCGCAAGGCAGTACACCACTGATGAACTCATGAAGGGTAACCTCACCGAGTTCAATCAACAGGTTGCGGACGAAACGCAAGAGAGGGTCGCGGCTAACCTAGGCGGCAACTACCTCACTGACGTAACCTTCCAGATTCAGCGTCCGATAGCGCCAACGAGCGTGCAGGACAGGTATGATGCAATCAAGGCTGCATCGTTGCAGACTGAGGTTAGGAAGCAGGAAGTCAAGCAGGCCGAACAGCAGGCTAACGCCGCTGAGAAGCTGCAAAAGACTCTTGAGAATAACCCTAGCTACATCGAGTGGCAGAAAACTGAGGCGCTCAAGGAGGCCGTGGACAACAAGAACATTGAGTTCTGGGTCCTCCCTTCTGACTCTCAGGTTGACATCAACAAGTAGCATCATTGCGGGTGTGTCTCTTCGCGGGGGCACACTCGCCTTTATTATAGGAGGTAAGTGATGTATGCACCGGGAGAGACAAACCTAATACGCAAGAGATTCCATCAGGCTATCCTAGACGGCAAGATGTCCAGACAGGAAGTCAACATTGCAATGGAGGCATTGGGCCTCAAGTATAATCCTCCGATAAAGGTGTCTGCCGAGGGTTATCTGTTCAACCAAGGCTCCACTAGGTTGTCCATATGCCAAGAGCCGTTCGGCACCAGAGAAACGCAACGTGAAGGTGATAAGTACGTTGACAAGTGGTTGCAGGACCAGATTGTAGAGCAGCACGGTCATGGTTGGGGTGGCACTAGGGTTAAGGTCACTATTGAAGAGGTCCTATAGTGAGCAATGACAACGACTTCCTCATACTGATACTCATAATCGGTGGAGCAGCCCTTCTATTCTTCGGAGGCATGTAAAAGTGTTGTATACAAAGAGGGACATACCTAGGTTGGAGAGGCAGTCGGAGGACAGCAACCTCGGACCTACGGTGAGACAGTACTACAAGGATTGCATCGCTGAGATACAGAAGAACGGTAAGGTGGACACACAGAGACTAAAGGAGCGTGACAATGGCGACGAGTCGTAGTGTAGAGCAGATAAGGTGGAACGTGTCGAACGGCGTGTCATCTTACGAGGACCTGAAGGTGATTCTAACCCGTTACGACCAACTGATGGAGGACGTGAAGGAAATCGACAAGCTGACGTGGAAACAGTACAAGCGAAGGGAGAAGGACCCAGAGTAAAGTCCTTAATGTCACTTCTCCCGCAAAAAATTTGGGAATTGGACTTTTACCCTTAATCTTCCATTCGGAAAGGCGGTGATTTTCAGTGAGCGACTGGCCTGATAGGTTCCGGGAGCTAGACCTACAGGAGATGCAGTTCGACATACAGACCATTACATGCTATCTCCCCGACCCTTGGTACAGGATGCCTGTATGCTACGGCATCACTGCCATGATGTTCGGCGGGTTTGGGTTGATGGGTCTTGCAGCACTGTGTACAACTACGTTCGGACCAGTGTGGACGTTCTTTACGTGCGGCGTAGCAAGTATAGTCCTATCTATGATAATCCTGTGGAAGTACGACGACTGGACTGATGACCCTTGCAGTATAATCCTAGACAAGAAGATGTACAGGGAGACTGAGGCTGCTGGTGCTTTGTTCAGTTCACACTCGAAAGTGAATGACCATGTACTCGACCGTGCAGTACAACAACTCGAACTCGAACGTATAATCCGGGAGGAAGAGGAAGCTAGAGGGGCTGAGATGGCTGCGGAGATAGAGAGATGGGAGTCACTAACCCCAGAGGAACGCAGGAGGGAGTTGCAGGAGGAAATCATAGACCACATTAAGAGGACCGCAATCGCAGGCAACATGCTTATCTATGGAAAGGAACCGTTCTAATGAATGTCATAGAAGAGTTGGAGGACATCTTCTCACTCGCTGAGCGTGACGAGCAGTGGCACATACGTAATGCCATCATCGAGATTGAGAAGGCGCACGCACGAAGGGTTGACCCCGATGATTTAACTGACCTCGACGGGTTGCAGGAAGAGTACGAGTGGCACATTGAAGAGGGTATTCCTCGTAGGGACTGGCCTAACAGTGTGCTGAACTATGAGGCGTACGAGGTTGTTGGTAATGTGAACGGTAGTGGTGGTGACCAGCCTATGGTGAACAGACCCATAAGACTGGACGCCCCGGAGCATTGGGGTATCGCAGACGTTTACCCCATCACAGAAATGGAGGAATAATGTACAACACTGACCGTTTGATAGGGTACGACGAGCACGGTGGTGTGGAATTCGTAGAGATTCCTGGGGTTTTCGAGCCGAGAGGTAAGGAATTCGCTCGGGGGTACGAGACTGATTACCCCAACCCTCTGTATGAGGTAGGTACTGGTTTCGGTAGGCATCCTTTCGATATAAGGAACATATTGAGGGCGTGGGACCTACTACCAGGGCTGCTTTATGACCTACACTACAACAGGAAGCGGGCGGGGGTAAAGCAGGGTTGACCCCCTGGCTTGACTTCTGCCGAAAAGTGTGCTATAATGTATATATAAGTTACACTACTTAAAGGAGAGTTTATTAGTATATTAATATACTTAACGGTTAAAGGTTACTTATCTATCTGTAAGTAGCAGGGCTTATTTACTAGTCCTAGACAAAGGTTATTGAGAGTAGGAGGTTGGGTGCAGAAGTTACGGCAGTTGAATGACGAGGACTGCTTCATAACATCAGTGGCGTGCATCACTGAGTTGGACAGGAGTGAACTCCCGCAGATAGTACCCACCAATGTACCCAACGACATTGAGGGTGTGTGGACTGAGTGGGGTGATGAGTACGGGTATGCATTCGACATATACTCGGATGACCCTGGTGGTTTGAGTGTAGCACTCCTGAAGGTTGAAGGTGAGTGGGCACACGAGCAGACTAAGAAGTACGGTACGGATTACATTGTTCACGCCGTAGTGTGGCACTCAGGGTTGTATTGGGACCCTTACCGTGGCGTCACTGATTGGTTTGGTGACGTGGATAAGTTCGTTAAGATAGAGAGGGCGAGATGACTACACTTGATAGGGAAGAGGTAGTGGAGACACTGGACGAGGTACTATCCGCGTTTGAACTCTTCACGGATAAGGTTGATTGGGGTAAGGCATTCTTGGATGCGGAGACTATACGTAGGACGAACAATGCCTTCGTGCATGGTAACTTCGTGTTGAGGGAGGAAGGTAAGCGGTAATGGCAATCATCGCTGAGTTCGTGATAATGTCATTGATACTCATGTTCGTCGCCTACTTCGTTGTGGTCAAGGTTGTGCAGCCTAAGTTGAAGGCAAGGAAACAGGACAACACACTGATAGACAGTCTGCATGACTCCTTGGAGGAAGCGCAGAGCAGGCGTGCGAGGGCTGACAGGGAGATGGAAGGCATGTCGTGGACCCACCCTGATTTCGTTAGGTGGAACCAGCTTAGGATACGTGCCAACGCCGACGTGCGTAGATATGAGGATGCTATAGAAGAGTACCACATACAACAGGAGGAAGAGAGGATGCTGAATGGCAGCTAAGACGATAGATGAATACCTCTGGAACGTGAAGGAGTACGACGAGTGGAAGCACAGGTACATCGCGGAGACTGACGACGAGAAGATTAAGCAGGACAGCTACATGACTGCGCACGAGAGGGCAGCTAAGGCAGCGTGGAGTGCCCTGGCACCGCTGAAAGGCCGAAGGGTTATCGTAGATGGTATTGTATACCTTATACGTGAAGATGATGAGAAGTACGACTGGAATGAACTGATAGTGGAACAGAAGGAGGGAGTGCTTGCATGAGCGAGCGTTACTATGGATTATCTTTCAGACTGGATGACGATTTCGTTGAGTCTTACATCAATCGTGATGTCCCTTGGGGCTTTGGTGTTCTCTCTGAAGTCTCTTTCTTACGTTCGTACTCTCGACAGAAAGACGTACGAACTGGAACGTCATGGCCCTACGACACGGGAAACCTTGAAGATTTCCAGTACGGAGGGAAGGAAGCATGGTGGGAGACATGCGAGCGAGTAATCTGTGGCATGTACAGCATACAGAAGGACCACGTGCTGAACATGAGGATGGAGTGGGACGAGGATAAGGCACAGAAGTCTGCACGTGAGGCGTACGACAGACTGTTCAATCTAAAGTGGAGTCCTGCTGGCCGTGGTCTGTGGGCGATGGGTACGTACCTAGTCAACTACAAGAAGGATAGCAGTGCGCTCTACAACTGCTTCTTCGTGTCCACAAAGGACATTGACAAGGACTTCACTGAACCGTTCACATTCTTGATGGATGCAAGCATGATGGGAGGCGGAGTTGGATTCGACACTCGCGGAGAGTACGCGGGAGTTACGCTGGAAGAACCTGTTGGGGCCTTTGGATACAAGATACCCGACTCTAGGACAGGTTGGGTCAAGTCAGTTGAGCTTCTGCTTCGAGCTTACCTTGGCGGACCCATCCCGAGGTTCGACTACTCTGACATACGACCAGAGGGCGCTCCTATCATTACTTTCGGAGGGACAGCCCCCGGACCCAAGCCCCTCAAAGTCCTTCACAGAAAACTTAAAATCCTACTCGATGCCTACGTGGGGCAGGCGGTAGACTCACGTCTAATCGTTGACATAATGAACCTGATTGGTGTCGCAGTGGTGTCCGGTAACGTACGGCGCAGTGCTGAGTTGGCCTTGGGGGAGTATGAGGACGGTGAGTTCTGGCACTTGAAGGATTACAGTGCGAAGAACAGCTACCGTAAGAAGCACGGTTGGATGTCCAACAACTCCTTGATAGTCACGCACGCAACACAGGTTGACTACGATAAGATTGCAAAGAGGATTGCAAGGGAGGGCGAACCAGGGTTATTCTACATTGAGAACGCCCGCAACTACGGAAGGATGAAGAATGGTCCTGACTATGCGGACATTGATATCGAAGGTGCGAACCCTTGCGTTGAGATTGGGTTGGAGGACCACGAAGCCTGCAACCTCATCGAGCAGTTCATCAACAACGCCAATAACCTGGAGGACTTTCTCCGCACGCAGAAATTCGTATACCTATACGGAAAGACGGTTACCCTCCTGCCGACACACTGGCCGAAGGTAAACCAGAAGCAACTGCGTAACAGGCGAATAGGTGCAAGCCTGACTGGTGTCGCACAGTTCGTGGACGGCAACAGTTATGACGAGCTAAAGCATTGGATGGAGTTAGGATATGAGACTCTCCGTGAGTGGGATGAGGAATACTCCCGTTGGCTTTGTGTCCGAGAGTCGATTAAGGTCACTGCAATCAAGCCATCCGGTACTGTATCACTCCTGGCAGGCTCGACTGCCGGAGTACATTGGCCTACATCCAACTCTTACATTAGGCGAATCACCCTCCCGAAAGACTCGGCCCTTGTGGGTCCGCTTACGGAGGCTGGATACCGCATTGAGAAATCAGCGTATAGCCCCGATACCTCCGTTGTTGCAGAAATTCCCATACTTGTTGGCGATGCGCGTTCTGAGGACGAAGTTAGTATCTTCGAGAAGATTGGCCTCGTTGCGCTCGCACAGGAGTATTGGGCGGACAACATGGTTAGCAACACACAAGTTTTCGACCCGTACCACGAGGTTGAATCGCTCGCGGCTGCACTACGACTTAATGCAGACAAACTCAAGTCGGTGTCCGCACTACCCAGAAGCAATGGAGTATACGCACAGATGCCTGAGCAGCCGTTTCCAGAGGGAGCAATTAGGCATATCCTAGAGAACGACCTGAAACCAGTGGACTTCTCTGACATATATGCAGGGAGGGTTCTCTCTGACGACGCACAGCGGAGCCTAGGTTGCGACACTGACGTGTGTGAAATCCCGAGCAGAAAGTAGGAGAGAATGGCTACAAAGAACCTGATAATCTACGACGCTGACCCTGATGGATTCGGGTGTGCGTACGCTGCGTGGAAAGCCCTGCCTGACGGCGAGACTGACTTCATGGAGATACTCCACGGTTCGGATATACCTCCTGGGTGCTCAGCGTATGAGAACGTGTACATACTAGACCTGTCGTTCAGCAGGGATGAGATGGAGTCACTAGCCTCTTTCAGTAAGGTGACGGTCATAGACCACCACCCGAGTGCGAAGGAGGATGTAGAGAAGCTGAGGCTGAACCCCTTCCCCTTCAACACTGAGGAAGCCGCCTGCGTACAGTCCTGGGACTTCTTCCATCCGTACGAGCCTCGCCCTAAGATACTACAGTACGTTGGGGATAGGGACACGTGGACTTTCGAGTTGCCTGCGAGTGAAGCAATCAACCAGTACATCTACACTGTGGACCAGACGTTCCTTGAGTGGAGTTGTGCGAACGAGGTCATAGAAACACAGTGGGAGTATGCCATGTCGGTAGGGAATCGCCTGCTCAAGTACCGCGACAGGCTAGTGGACGAGATTGTAAAGGAAGCCACGACCCCAAACAACTGGCAGGGTGCGTACTCAATCTACGGCATACCGTTCGTGTCGGCACCAGTCCTCCACAGTGAAGTCGGCCACAGGTTGCTGGACGAACACCCGAATGCCCCCTTCGCAGTCACATTCTATGACGAGAAGGATAAAGGGACCCGCAAGTACAGTCTCCGTAGCGAGGACCATAGGGTTGATGTAGGGAAGTTCGCTTCAGAGAGGGGCGGTGGCGGTCACCACAACGCCGCAGGATTCAGGAGGTCACTGGACGACATCTGGAAGGAAGGACATGCGGCAGTACGAGGATAACGTAGGCGAGAGGGTCATTGCGGGTGATAACATTGTAGGCTTGCAGGACGGTCAGTGTACAGCATACAAGATGGACTGGCCGATGTACGAACAGAACCCTGTGTACATGTTCGTAGTGGAGGTACTCAGTACGGGTGAGCAGCATGCATTCACTCGCCCGTTCACCATATACTTCCGCAATGGATGGCCTAGCTTAGTGTGGGAGATTAGTAATGGACAACTAGTAGCCGTACCTATCACCAGGGCTGCACTGAAGCAGGCCGGTAGCGTGTGGCTTGTGGAGGAAGCTAATGAGAACGTCAACTAACTTCAAGATGACCCCGAGGTTATACAGCCTTGCGGGTGCCTTCGAGAGTAGGGGGTATGAGTTCTACTTCGTCGGTGGTTTCGTCAGGGACACACTGATGATAAGCTCTTCGAAGGATGTAGACGCCACAACCAACGCACCCCCGAGCGAGATAAAGGCCATACTCCGACAGCACTTTGGGGATAGCCTCGACGCAATGTACACCGTAGGCGAGAAGTATGGTACCATCGGTCTGAAGATTGGTGTCCTCGACGTTGAGATTACGACGTACAGGACTGAGCAGTATGAGGATGGGAGTCGAAAGCCGGAGGTTGCGTTCGGTAGTAGTCTCTATGAGGACCTGTCGCGTAGGGATTTCACCATCAATGCCATCGCATGCGATAAGGATGCAAACATAATCGACCCTTACGGCGGGTTGGATGATATACAGGAAGGAGTTGTTCGCTTTGTCGGTAAGCCTTATGAGCGCATATTGGAGGACCCACTGCGCCTTCTACGGGCAGTTCGCTTTGCAGCCCGTTATGACTTCGCTCTACCTCAACTGTTTGCTATACGAGTCGATTCGTCCGCGCTCCTTGAAGTCTCGAAGGAGAGGATAAGGGACGAACTCTGCAAGATGCTGGTGGACGAGAAGCCCTCACGTGCAATCCGCATGCTGAAGGAGGCTTGGCTGCTGAGGTACGTAACCCGTGAGGTTGACAGGCTTGACACTGTTGAGCAGATAAGCCCCTACCACTATGAGAACGCCTTCGACCACACCATGAGGGTCCTTGACGAGAGCTACCCTGAACTAGACCAGAGGCTTGCTGCACTACTGCACGATACTGGTAAGTTCGACACGATAGAGTACCACAACGACCCTGACGAACGCACCACGTTCTACGGGCATGAGGAAGCGTCTGCGAGGTTTGCACATCGCATGCTGCACAGGCTCAGGTTCCCTCACGTGATAGTGAACAAGGTCACCCACATGGTGGCGTGTCACATGCGTCCACTCCAACTCTACAATGAACTGGATGCTGGTAAGACCCCTTCCAACCGTGCAATCCGCAGATTCATCAAAGCATGTCAGGCAGACAACTGCACTGTGGAGGACGTGTTGGAGCTTAACTACGCTGACATGAAGGGCCATGCAGAGCCGAACATGGACAACTTCTATCAGCTTGAGCGTCTAGTCAAGACTGTACGCACCGACGACAACTTCCAGCCGGAGGAAGCAGACAGCCCGCTGGATGGTAACGAGTTGATGGAACTCTTCAACGGAAAGGCAGGCCCAGGACCGTGGATTGGAGCTACTAAGGCACACTTGACAAACCTCGTAGTTGATGGTATAATAGAGGTAGACGATAAAGAAGGTGCCAAGAGGGAGGCCCTAGACTATTGGAATCGAAGAAAGTAATCATAGCGGGGAGCAGGGACATCACACTTGCTCCCTTCGCTATCTCTGAGATTATACGATTGGCGGGGTACGAAACCTCGTCAACCCTCGCTGAGATAGACGACAAGCCGGTGATAACGGAGGTAGTGTGCGGTAAGGCAAGAGGCATCGACACGTCCGGGGAAGAGTGGGCGCACACTGCTGGAGTACACGTGATGGAGTTCCCTGCAAATTGGGGGTTCCACGGTAAGGCTGCTGGTCCGATACGCAACAAAGAGATGGCTGACTACGCCGACGACTTGGTGTTGATATGGAACGGGCGTAGTACTGGCAGTGGCAGCATGAAGTCTATAATGTTGGGGGTTGGTAAGCCAGTGTACGAGGTCATAATCAAAGGGTGGTCATGAGAGCAGTAGAGCTAAACAAGCAAGACTTGCAGACGTGTGGGGAGTGTGGTAGGTTATTCACAGCGGCAGTACCGATGGCCTTCTGCCCTCCGTGCCACGTCTACATGGAGTTCATGGTACTGTGGAATGCATACCTATACAACAGATGGAAGGTGTTACCGTACAATGATTAAGTGGTTCTGCCAGTGGTATCTGAGGAAGTTCCCTCCGCGTACACCGGAAGGTAAGCACCCCGCACTCGAACCGTGGGTTGTGGCGGTGACCCTCACCACTGACTCTGGCAGCAAGGAAGTCAGGTACGTTGAGTTCAAGAAGGATAGCCTGATGTACTGGAGTGGTCATGAGGACTGGACTACGGCTAGGGAGTACGCACTCAGCAGGGCCGACAGCATAAAGAAGAACGGTTTCACTGAGTGGGTTGATGACCTAAAAAACCACTACCCTGTGCATCGAGTCCATCTAGTGCAGGCGTTCCCTAAGCCTACACAGCCGAAGGTGAGTGTTGCAGTTGACGACACCAACGTATAGTTTCAGTGAACAGCTTGAGCGTGGTCAGCATTGGGAGGGTATATTAGACGAGTACTTTGAGCGTTGGTACAACATAAGGGAAGCTACTAGGGACGAACAGCGGAGGGGCATTGACAGGTGGTTCAGGTACATCCCAGGCCCCGGTGGTCAGGACATAACCCGCACTCACCCTGCACAGATACCTGTAGAGTATAAGGCCGACGATAAGACCTCCACAACTGGTAATGTGTTCATCGAGACTGACAGTATAGTTGAGAAGGACAAACCAGGGTGGGCTTGGAAGAGTGAGGCTGAGATATTAGTGTACCTCGCTATACCCGACACTCTCTACATCGCAAAGATGAAGAACGTGCGCAGGAGAATACGCCAGTGGAGAGGACTGTACGGCAGCAGGAGAGTGAAGAACGAGTACTGGACTTCACGTGGGATTCCAGTACCGGAGGAAGAATTTGCAAGGGTATGCGACAGCGTTAGGAGACTACCGTAATGTACACTAAGATGGCGAACACCTACATACCTAATCAGGCAGTTGAGGCCATAACCCTCGACCCTGACAAGGGTAATGGTAAGGTGATAATAAGGCTCCTGAGCGGGCATAGTTTCGAGAAGAGGGTTACCCACACCACCTTCACTGAGTTGCAGGAGTTGTTGGAGAGTCACGTAGACTACGACCTGAATGGAGTGGGGCTTAATGAAGCTGATAAAGATTCAAGCTGACGCTGGTGATGCATTCGTCAACCTTGAAGCCGTGGCGGAGACAGCCATACAGGGGAGGTATGTATACATAGAGAAGGTGAGTGGGACTGTACTTAAACTGAACTTGGCCTCCGAGCAGGAGGCTGCGAGACTGAACAGGTTGCTGACGAACAGCATGGAGTCGTACAGCAACCATAAATTCAACGGAAAGGTGTTGGTATAATGGCAGAAATAGCGGAGATTACACAGGTCATCAAGTTCCTCAAGCGCGGACAGCAGCGGGAGGCGATGGATTACATGCACGACGTGTTGGATGGTGCTGACCTCACTGAGATTTCTCAGATGGGTACTCGCATCACTGCGTTGGCTGACAGCGTGAGCAACATCAAGTCTCGTGAGCGTGAAGCATCAAGGCGCTCCGTAGGAGGTCGCACGGCGAGTGACTGGACAGCAGTATAACAGTTGGAAACCTGAAAAGATAGACCAGGAGAAGGTACGGGACCTCACTAATCATGTGAGGTTCTACCTTACTCGGATACAGAATGCGGTATCACTGCGTAGTTACATGACGGAGGACTACTACGGTGACATGTTCGAGTGTGTTGAGGAATTATACAACGTACTGGATATTAATGCACTGGCGCAGGACAACCGTCGTCGATTCGAGACTGAGAAGAAGAGGGTGAGGAAGCACTATGGCTCAGGTAGTTAACAACTACTGTGATAACCCTGTATGTGGTAAAGTAATGAGAACTAGTCGCAGGGTTAGGGTTAGGCAGGAGTGGGATAGTAGGTGCCACTTCGGTAGGGAGTACTGTTCCACGCAGTGCGCTATGGAGAACATGGCTGACTTCGCTTTCGAGTCACAACAGAGAAGCAGGAGTTGCTAGTGTACGAGATGAACATAGTAGAGTTCAACGACGGGGAGTGGGTCAACCTATACTGGATGGCCTACACCACAAGCCGCAGAGTTTTCGTGGAAGAGACTGGCGACAGTTACATAGACATCACATTCCACTTCGCAGACGGTAGGGGTACGAAGTACCACACTAAGACTACCGACGAGGGTCTTGACATCATACGGGAGGCAATGTATAATGGAAGTGAGACACTGCCCGAGTTGCAGCAGCACGAAGCTGAGGAAGGCTAGGAAAAAGCAGGAGCACGTTAATGTAGACTACGAGACTTACCAGGGATACTACCGTGCAATTTGCGACAAGTGTGGTTGGGCTGGTAACATATTCCCTGACGACGAGAAGGATGTGCCTAAGACGGACTGGCCTATACATGTGACTGTAGGGTTGCACGGGAGTAAGGATGGTGTGGCTGAGGAATTCTACGAGACATTCGCAGACGAGGATGTGAATGAGGACGAGTTCGAGGCGTGGGAAGGAAGGAACCAGTACAACTACGTGTACGTCGGTAATGAGGTCATCATGCACATCGCAGCGTATGAGGACGGCACCACTAGGGTGACAGCCTTGGAATGCAACGGGAAGATGTACTACGAGCCACAGAGGTAACAGGAAAGGGGGCACATGCCAGTATATGTAGACGTTGAGACTACGGGGCTAGACCCCCGTCAGGATAAGCTGCGTCTGGTGCAATTCGCTTGGCAAGGGTTCAGTGGTGTGTTTGACGTGTGGGAGGATGAAGCCAGGGAGTACGTCACCAGACACTTAGGTTATGCTAACGAGCGAGGGGAGACATTCGTAGCACACAACGCACAGTTCGACCTCGACTTCCTACAGGAGCACCTTGGCATCAAGTGGGAGGGTAAAGTCTTTGACACTATGGTGGCCTTCCAGATACTCACCAACGGTATACACGAACTGCGTCCTACTAAAGAGGGTCCTAAGATGCTCCCTCTCAAGAACGGCTTGGATGATGTAGTTGTGCGGCTTCGTCCGAAGGTACCAGTGTTCCAGCGTCACGGTGAGTGGGAACCCTACACTATGGACAAGACGTACCAGAAGCCTGAGTGGTATGCAGACCCATACTTCCAAGGTGAGCGCAGCAGGGTTATGCAGTACGCTGGTGAGGATACCGCTGTCTTGGAACTGATACATCCGGTGTTGGAGGACACCCTGAAAGAGAACCCTAAGCTGTACGACCTCTTCAAGTTGGAGATGCGGGTACTGCCGATTATACTTGAGGCGACACGGAAGGGTATACGGATAGACGAGGAACGTGCCTCGGAGATTGCACGTACACTCCAAGGTGAAGTCGATTGGCTGGAAGAGTTCGAAGTGATACCTAACGTGCCGGAGGATGACATCGACGAGTTCAACCCACGCTCGCCAACTGAGATGTCTCGGTACTTCGACCTCCCTGACGCAACGGAGGATACGTTTAGGGAGTACGTGAAGAACACTAAGGATGCCTTGGCGGAGGCAGTGATGGAGATGAAGAAGAGGATGAAGAAGCAGTCCTCTGTGGAGAAGCAGCTACTTGAGAGGATAGCATACGATGGACGTATACATCCCCGGTTCAATCAAACGGGTACGGAGACTGGTCGCTTTAGCTCTAGCGGTCCCAATCTTCAGAATCAGGACAGGGGTGCTGACATTCGGGGGTTGTTTGTTCCCGCCCCTGGCTGTAAGTTTGTCATTGCTGATTATTCTCAGCTTGAACTGAGGCTTGCAGCACTGTTCAGTCGTGACGAGGTAATGCTGGAGGCGTACCAGAAGGCGGAGTCAGACCTACACGGTGAGACACAAAGGAGAATCTTTGGCGACCCTGATAAGATGGATAAAGAGACAGCAAAGAAAACTAGAACACTCAGCAAGAACATCAATTTCGGCTTGGTCTTTGGCGGTGGACATGGTACGCTTATTAAGTTCGCTGCTAAGATGGGCGTTGAAATAGGGGAGGATGAGGCGATTGAGTACAAGGAAGCCTTCCGACAGACCTACCCAGGACTCTACAGGTGGCAGCGAATTCAAGGGAATGTCAAACCTAACCATGTCACCACGGTCAAGGGACGCCGCCGCTTCATCGAGAGTGGTAAAGCGTATTGTACGAGGATTAATCACCCTGTACAGGGCAGTGCGGCGGACGGTATGAAGTCAGCACTGATACGTGTCTACCAGGAGGGTATACTCCCGTTGGTGAACGTCCACGACGAGTTGCTGTGCGAGGTTCCGGCTGAGTATGCGGAAGAGGCAGCGGCGACAGTGATACGTTGCATGGAAGAGGGCATGTACAGTGCTACCGAGATGAACCCGGATAACCCTATAGTACCTATCGTAGTTGAAGGAGGCGTGGCAGATTCATGGGCAGAAAAATAGACTCTACTTGGACGGCGCGGGAGTTGGAGATGCTGTCGGAGATGCGGGAAGTTGAGGACACACTAGCACACGTACTGCACTACCCGTTCACTGATTACGGGTATGCTATTGGCGACCACACCGCTGTGACGTTGGCGAAGGAAGCTGCACGTAAGCTGAGAGAGAACGACAGCCTAATCACTGACATCGTTGGTGACATGGAGAGTGAGGCGATAGGGGAGTGTGGCAAGTGCGGCACTCTCCTGTTCTCTGAAGGTGACATGTGTGCCTGCGACATGTTCGAGGGGGAGTAATGGCTGTAGTGTGGCCGTGGAGCGGTAAGCAAGAGCACATCGAGAACATGGACCCTGACATGTACGTGTGGACTATACGTGCTAACGAGCCTGACCCTACGAGCATATACACTAGCATCGACGGGTTATTGTGTGACTGTGCGTGGACTAAGAGGAAGGAAATCTACTCCCACCACTGGTTCGAGAAGGGCAAACCCCAACCCCACATACTGAGCATGACTCTCTTGGAATACTTGAAGCTGAACTTGGCAGAGGTTGAGGGCATGAACCCCTTCTGGACTATCGGCAGGCATGAGTTCTTGGATGCCTGGACGGGACACCACGGACACCACGGGGAGATAGCGACAGCCCTAGCGAGTAGGTTGTAGATGCCGTGTGAGACTTGTCAGATGGATACGTGCGTGTGTGGCAGAGAGCCGTACAGCGAAGAAGAGGAATACGTACAGGTCATCGACCACACGACTGCCTGCATAATGGATGGCATGCCGGAGTGTAGTTGTCCAGCGAGCACTGTGAGGATAAGGATATGATTATACCCAACGGTACGGAAGTGAACGTGACTTACGAGGACCTCGGAGTTGGTGAGGTAATCAAGCACGGCAAGAACGTAATCAACCAGGACAGGTACCTAGTTGAGTTTAGTGACGGTGAGAGGCGGTGGCTGCACTGGAGCCATATAGACCAGCCCTTGCCAAACCTAAAAGAGTATGGTACAATAAGACTGTACGACAAACTGGATGTAATCGAGACTGAGGATTGGACAGTCATTAAGGTGAATGGTTTGACGCAGTACAGTGGGCATAACATAGATGGTAGGGACTTGTTGAACGTGCTGAAGATAAAGCACAACTACCTGTACGTTGATGACCCTGAGCAGTTCGACTACATAGTGGAGAGCATGTATGGCTGAGTATGATACGTACGTAACTGGCGCTGGTGAGGTCTTGCGTTACTGTCACACATCGGACAAGTGTGCCGGTGACTACTGCCCGATACACAACCCTTCCCCACATGCGGAGTCGATTGGTTACACGAGTTGGCGTTACGACCGCAAGATAATGGAGAGGATATGTGAGCATGGAGTCGGACACCCCGACCCTGACGACATTAATATACGTGAGGGCGGGTACTATGCGGGTGTGCATGGGTGTGACGGTTGCTGCAACGTCCTGCACATGGCGCAGGACGAGAGCGGCACGTACGGTATACCTCCTGCCCTAGACGAGAACGGAGATGTGATAAGGGTGGACAATGGTAGTCCAGTCAGTTACAAGGAATCTTGGAATGATTTGAAGTCCGCCATCAAGGGGGTGAAGCAACTGTACGGTGATGACGAAGTGAGCATCGAACTACTCTTGGCATACATGGAGAAGAAGGAGAAGCGAATGCAATGAACCCTGAAATCAAGCTACCAGAGAGTGAACTGTCGGAAGTCAAGATAAACGTGCTACAGACGTGGGGTGATTTAGAGCACATCCTAAAGTACAGCGACCAGGAGGATACCGTTGAGGCCCTCGCGTGGTGTGCGAAGAATCACGTTGACTACCTGTGGTGCCTAGTAACTGGAGAGCATCTGCATGAAAAAGGCGGACGAGGCGCTATTAGAGAGTCGCATTAGCACAATCAATGTGGCGTTGATACAACTGAAGAAGGACGTGGAGGACGAGTGTCTCCCGTGCTTGGAACACCACCAGAAGGTGATAACTGACACGTTGTATGAGATATCCTTCGACCTGGAGGAAAAACTTGAGCAGCAATAAGACGCTCTACATCGACATAGACTCCACGATATGGGCACCCGAGCCTGAGTATGACAAGGTGGAGTATGCGATGTACGGCACCACTCGCTTGAGTAAGGAGTGGTTCGAGCCTGACGAGTTGGTGGAGATATACGGCCCTGACTTCAAGCAGATATTCTGGAAGGCCCTCGCGCCTGAGAAGGTTGCAGAGAGGGAGATGTTCCCACACGTCGGGGAGACTCTGGACCAACTGAACTTCATGGGGTACAACATCCACTTCCTGACCCACACCCACTTCCCTGACGAGATGCGTAAGCCTCTACATGCGTGGATAAGTGAATGTACGTTAGCACCCTTCGAGATAACCCCTACGGAGGAAGCGAACGACAAGATTGACATAATTGCAGAGGACCCATCTGCGTGGGGGGTTATTGAGGATAGGGTGTCCACACTCACAAAGGCAGTGGAGGAAGGATACTACGCCTTCGGTAAGCGCACCCACGTGAACGACGTGGACATCCCAGGTGTTCGTTGGTTCGACGATTGGAGGCTAATCCCTAGCAAAGTGAGGTTCGCTGAGGCGCAGGACGCATGGAGGGTACCGGCTTGACATTGACGGCGGAACGTGGTATAATGGAAGGTAGTTTAGTCGAAGTAAAAGGAGAGAGTGTGACGGATTTCAAAGAAGCGCAGAGGTTCGGTGGTTCTGACTTCACGCCAGCGCCAGGGGTTTTCCTCACTGAGCCGGAGGAAGAGGACCTGAACCAGTTGGTTGAGTTGCTGTTGAGTATCGACATCGACCCCGCCGACTTGCAGGAACTCGATACGTTCGAACAGATGTTCGCTGCGTTGTATGCGTGGAAGTTCAAGACTATGATTTCCAAGCAGAAGGACTACGGTCCTGAGAACATATCCAAGGCTGGCGAGAAGGGTATAATCACACGGACGCAGGATAAGCTCGAAAGGAATAAGGTACTCATTGGTGACGAGGAACAGCAGATTAAGCGCATCAAGCGCCTGCTCTCTGAGGACGAGCCTGAGACTCTCACTGAGATGAACAACTTCCTCAACACCCTGGACAGTATAATCTACCCGGAGGCCCAGAACGAGAGCATCCTCGACACTTGGGGTGACATGGGTAACTACGGAGACATCGGTGTGACTGTACACGTCGGTGCGTGGCCTAAGCCTCTCGCGTCATGAACGAAGAACCTAAGTACGAGTTGACGAACCACAGAGCGAGAGAGTACTCAGCACCTTGGACGGAGGGTAACATGACGAAGAACGCCGCACCACTGACTGGTGACTTCGAAGAGTTCACGAAGAAGAAGGACCGCAACTTTAGGTTCGGCTTGGAAGTAACCAGGAACGAATGGGTAATGATTGCGTGGGCCTTGGGTGCCACCATCCTCGGTGGGATAATCACAGGGCTGTAAACAGGGGCCTAGAATCCTCTCTCCCGTTTGGGGGGTGTCTAACTACCTAGACGCCCTCCAATCGCGTCAGTGAGGCCAGGAGAGGGGCTACAGAGGACGTGACATGATTGAAGTCAGGGACTACAAGGATAATCTCATTGCTACGGTGCATTCTGACAGACCTGTGCCTAGGAAGGATGAGACTTTCATCAATAACACATCAATGTACCTAGTGAATGCTGTACACCATGAGTACAAGAGTGGTTATTACCACCGTACTGTCATACTGGTGTCGTTCACTGCTGATATAGGATACGGAGGTTAACGTGGAGGGAATGTTCCTGGTGACTGGTGGGTATGACTACGAGGGTGAAGTCCCTCTGATGCCCACCAGCACCTTAGAGGGTGCCGTTGAAACGTGTGTGCGGTACGCTGAGTACGACTATCACGACAGCTACCAGATATACCTCATGGAGTTGGACGAGGAAGTGGAAGAGTTGTGGTGGTTCCGACCGAGTAACCTCAGAGGCGTTGGACTGGAGGCAGTGGATTACATAGTACAGAATATACTTGCCGAGAGGGATAAGTCTGCACCTGGATGGAGGGCGTGATGGTGAAAGCCATAGTGATAGGTACTGGTATAGTCGGCGTCTTTGTAGCGGTTAGGGCGCTGAGGAAGAACGTACAGGATAGTGTTGAGAGACAGGAGAGGTATGAGCAGGCGGTGAGGACCAGGAAGCACCAGCCAGTTAGGAGAAGGGAGAGCACATACACTAGTCCTGGCAGCATGCTCGCTCCCGGAATGGGGATGGGATAATGTACAAGAAGTTACTGGCCGTAGTGATGACCCTGGTGGTTGCACTCACCATGTCACTCGCAACACCTGAGCCTGCACATGCGAGCATCAGTTGTTACGGGAACACGCACTACCATAGACACTGGCACCCACCTGTGAAGCACGTCAACACTGGTGCCACATACTCACCTGACCGTGTAGTGTACCGCATATGGGATAAGAAGGTGGACCGCAACCGCGACGGCAACTACAAGCACCAGAAGTACTTGCTCGCATCCTGTGGGTACCCAACATGATTAGGCATAAGATACAACTCGGGTGGCAGTGGTGGACTGTAGGTGTTGGTTTACTCATAGGACTCGCTGCTATACATGATGTATTCTACATGTAGGAGGTATTAGTGGCACAGATACAACGACCTAATGAGGTAGACGGTGAACGCGAACTTCTTACTGCGTGTTTCAGGAGCGAGAACCCCAACTTCGACAAAGAGGATTGCATCAAGTATACTCTTTCCGGGTTGGATGCTAACCACTTCGCACACCCGTGGTATCAGAAGATATACGTGTCATTGCAGGAGGCTGTAGCTGACGCTGGTAAGGGGGAGGTATCCTGGGCTGACGTACTAGGTTACATTGCAAAGGAATCACAGGCTAGGACTGTACTTAGGGAGATGGCTACGGCTACGGATGTCAAGCCGGTCACCCCTAAGAGAGTTGAACGTATAATCGGTAACATCCAGACTGCCTACCAGAACCGGCGTGTGGCTACGCTGGCGAAACAGGTTGAGGCTAGGGCGGAGGTCAACGACAGTACTGCCATCGAGATAATGATGGATGGACTGTACGAGATTACACGTAATAGGTTCACTGCCGGTGCTCAGCCTATCGAGCACTACATTGATGGTGTTAAGGAAGAGGTTACACGTAGACGGAACACGTCCGGTGTTGTGGGTATCCCCACTGGAATGACCCCCTTCGATGACGTAATCGGTGGGTTGCAGAAGAAGATGCTAGTGTATATCGGGGCACGCCCTGGTATGCGTAAGAGTGTCGTCGTGAATGAGTTAGCGTACAACATCGCAGAGCATGTGGGCAAGCGTTCCCTGATTGCAAGCCCTGAGATGGCAGCAGAGCAGTACATTATGCGGAATGCATGCCACCTTGCTGGCGTTGACTACGACCTCTACAACAAAGGTACGTACACTGAGGAACAGGAGGCTAAGATACAGTCTGTCCTTGAGCATCTCAGGGGCAAGAACATAATCATCAATGAGGCTGGCGAGCAGGGTATTCACAGTATACGACAGGACCTCATTCGGTACCAGCCGGATGTACTGTTGGTGGACTACGCACAGTTGTTCCTACCTTCACGCCCGTCATACAACGAGTACAAGGATGTCAGCATGTTCAGCCGGGAGTTGAATGCCTTGAAGAAGGATTTCAACATACCCATCGTAGCTGCTGTGCAGTTGTCGAGGAAGGTCGAGGAACGTAACCCTCCCCGTCCGATTGCAAGTGACCTCCGTGCCACTGGACAGCTTGAGCAGGATGCCGACGCAATCTTCATGCTCTACCATGCAGCATTCTACGCTGACGTTGACGACTTCGGGAACTACACGTTGGGTGGGGAGACTGTAGACCCGACTATACTTGAGTTCATCTGCGCGAAGAACCGTCACGGGAAGCCGATTGACACTGACATGTATGTGAAAGATGGCGAGATGTGGCTCTACAATGAGTACCCCGAGTGACACTCCTTTGAGGCGTTGTTGCGGTGATGGCCCGTCCGGGACACCGCCTCACTTTACTGACCCTAAGAAGTTTAGCAAGGACAAGACTACTGGCAACAGGCGGGGTCAGTGTAAGGACTGCAACAAGATTGTGAACACACGGAGGAACCCTAGGACTAACGCAGACCCTAAGTATGACCCTGCGAGGGCTAGGGCGAGGGAACGTCGTCAACAGTTGGAGGAACGTGCGTGGATTGAACCAGGGTGGAACAAACCGAAGTCACTAGCATTCTGGGGCAGGCGTTGTTACATCTGCGGACAGGAGATTGAGGGCCTGATACACTACGACCACGTTATACCAGTGACGAAAGGGGGAGAGTGGAGTGTAGCTAACGTGCGTCCAACACACGAGCCTTGCAACCTGTGGAAGAGTGACACACTGTTGCAGGATTTAGACTGGTCACAGGTGCCCTTGACAAGTGAACAGAAGTGTGGTATAATGTATATAGAAGGTCAGAAAACGGAGGGAGTTTGATGGTATACTTGGTGTTTGATGCAGACGGGAAGTTCGTCGCAGCACACAGGAATCAGCAGAAGGCTGAGGACATCGAGGACATGGAAGTGGGCGGTACCGGAGAGGTAATACCCTTCGAGAGCGCACTAGTGTACAACGACAGGGAGGCGTAAAGTTGGGTGAGTTCAATGCCAACGACAGTAAGCACCTAGTACGGCTGCAAGGTACACCGTACATCACAGTCGTGGGTTTGCAGGCACGCCTTGCAGACCAGAAGAAGGTTGTATCCAGAACCGACTCTGACTTGATTCAGATTCCCGACGACACCAACGAGAATGTTGCTATCGTCCGTTACAAGGTCTGGGTTGCTTTCAAGAACGACCAGGGCGAGGTCATAGAGCGTGGTCCTTACACCGCACTAGGTGATGCAAGCCCGAAGAACGTGAACAGCAAGCTGTCGAGCGCACTGATTCGTATGGCTGAGACTCGCGGTTATGGCCGTGGGTTGAGGGTAGCTACTAGGGCGGACTACACCGCACTGGAGGAACTACCGCCTAGTGAATGACGAGAAACTGATTCAGGAGTTCCTAGAGGAACATGAGCAACGGAAAGGAGTGTACGACAAGGAACAGTATCAGGCGCTTGTGAATGTAGTGAAGGAGTTGGAAGGATACCTCGCAGACGACGAGGGAGATGCCATCCTGATTGCAGGGAGGCGTCTTGAGAATGCCGGTAAGAGTCTACAGCAGCATGGTGACAATGTGTGGACTCGCTACAAGACCGCAGAGATACTAACTGAGGTGGCTCAGCAGGAGTCGTCTATACAGAAAGAGAGTGACTGAATGGCTTACAGCAAGACGATAATTGAGGGCAACATTGCACGGATGGACGAACTGACTCAGACGAAGGGTGGGCATGATGTCCTCAACTTCTCAGTGGCAGTTGACAGGGACTTCAACAAGGATGGAGTCACTGACTTCTTCCCTGTGACCGCGTGGAGGAAGCTCGCGGAGAATGTTGCAAGGCTCAAGAACGTCGGTGACCCAGTGTTGGTTGAGGGTCGCTTGCAGTTTGACCCGTACGAGAAGGACGGCCAGAAGCGTATATCGACTTCCCTCGTAGCCGATAGGGTCGTGTTCCTTCGCGGTGGTAAGAACGAGGGTGGTGGAGGCAACGCAACTACGACTAGCGGTGACACTGAAGATGTCCCGTTCTAAAGCAGAACTGCTTAGTGACTGGCTGGAGCTATTACGCTCCGGCCAGTACGAGCAGACACGTGGAGAACTACACAACAGGCAGGGTTATTGCTGCCTTGGGGTTGCAGCCGAAGGGTTGTTCAACGTCGAGTGGGAATTTGACAGCACTAATGAGTGGTACGAGTACCAGGATGGCGAAGAGTACGCCTGCGACAACACCCTGATTCCGTCACACGCAGAGGCTATGGGTCTTGACCAGGACATTGGTTTCGATGAACTCGAAGTGTACAACGGCATAGTCAAGTACATCGCGCAGGACTGGAACGAGGAAGAGCAGCACGACCTCTTCGACGCCGTGTTTGGTCTGGTAGCCGGGGCGTCAAGAGAGAACTACCTGATACACCTTAACGACCACGGGTTCTCTTTCAAGGATATCGCAATGTTCGTACAGCTTGCGGGTTGGATACCGGAGGCGAGAGCACAGGAACGCATTGCAGAGTTGGAAGCATTCACACAAGAGATAGAAGGGAAGGTATAATGACACCAGCAGAGAAGATTGCAACCCTCTTGGACGAGGTACGTCCGAACTGGTACAACGAAGTTGACCTGAAAACCCTGGACATGGACAACAGCCAGGAGTGTCTCATGGGCCAGCTTTACGGCCAGTACAATGTCGGCATGCATGCAGTCGGCCTGAATGTTAAGGACGGCGAGGCGTACGGCGTGTGTGTGAGTGATGTGGAGTCTACGGACCCGAACACCACTGACGACATGCTGGAGGCATACTTCGATGCCGAGAATGAGCGCCTGATGTTTGCCATCGCTGACGAGGTAAACGCTCGCCGTAGGTTCGACGCTGAGGTTGATTCCATGAGAGCCGAGGAACGAGAGCTTGAGTTGGTGGCTGAGTATGCCTGAGAAGGTAGACATCCTAGATGCCCAAGAAGAATCCCAGGAGAAGTGGACTGAACTAGATACTCGCAGGCTTGTCCATCGGAATAGGATTAATAAGGTCACTGACTTGGTGGAGGACCTATCGTTCGCACTGAAGCAGGACTTCTACTACGACGAGGACGTTCGCGGTACTGCTTACGACGCACTGAAACTGATTGACGACATAGAGGGTAGACTGGATGACATACGGGCGGAGGTATTCGCCCAAGTATAATCATGGCCCCCCTTCCTTCTGTGCCCTGCCAGCATGACACCGCTCCCTCTCTACGCTGGCGGGGCACACTTTCATGTGAAAGGAGAATGTGAATACCAAGTACAGGGGATTGATATTCCTAGAGAACGGCAAGACCATCGAGATGCTGTCTCATGAGGAAATCAAGAAGCACACTGCAAAGGAGTTGAACAGCGACTTCGACTGGTACTACTACAAGTACGAAGGGCAGAGTATAACCGTTAAGGTGCGACCAGAGAGCGTGCAGGCTGTGATACAGAATGTGAGGGAAGAATGAACATAACAGCAGGGGAGAAGGTAACACTTAACCCCAAGAATAGGGACGAGAGGATTGCGCTTAGGGTGGCTGCATTCCTTCTCGGTAGTGAGAAGTTGCAAACCCTAGTTGACAAGTACACAGGGAAGGGAGAGGGTACTGCCGACAGCGCCACTCATGACCCTAATGAGCCTATCCCTAGGGACAAGTTCCTAGACTTCTTCAACGAAGAGTCCGAGTTTGCCGATGTAATGGTGGTATTCAGAGATAGGAGGGACCATGCCAAGAACTGACAGGAAGGTTGAGGACGAGTTCGCGTTCCTTGTTAGACAGTGGTTGAAGCGTAAGAAGTACACTGACGACGCCCGTGATAAAGGTGACCACGCTGAGTTGGACACCCAGGTGAGGCGTCTGAAGGACACTGCACGCAGGATGAAGGCCATGCTGGAAGGCAAGCGAGTATTGCGATGACGAACCGGCAGAAGATTGCAGGGTTCTTGCGTTGGCTTGAGAATAAGAAGTGGATTGAACTCGTTGAGATGATGAACGAGTACGGTGAGGAAGGTAATATAAAGAGGACCTACGACACGGACGAGGTGATGGAATTGTACGAAGAGTACTTGGAAGATATGGCGGGGTTCAACGTATGAAGTACACATTGCGTTGGTCCATCATAATCCTGTTCATCGTAGCTATGGCCCTCCTGCTGACTAACGTAGCGTCAGCTAAGGAGTGGGGTCAGTTCGACGTTACGAATGCAGGACAGATTGCCAAGGTGTGGGAACACACTAGGTACGACGAGGCGTGGAACAAGACCAGGAAGCAGTTGAACAACCTTGCGCGTGAGCGCGGTGTTACATTCAACGAGCAGGGTCATAGGGGAACCCCCGGTATCGCGTACGAAGTTGAAATCAAGGATGCCCTCCTTGTCATGGGCATCGGTGGTACTGACTACAATCACATATTCTGTGAGGATGGCAAGTGCCGTTCTTGGTCAACCGTCACGATAAGTACTAGGTACCCTGGTCAGCTTCCCACTATGCGACACGAGTTAGGTCACGTACTGTCAGCCCCACACCACAGGTGCAGGGTCCACACTGTCATGGTTGGTGCCCCTTACGTACCATGCACTGGCGTCAACAACCGAGAGTCATATTACACTAGGCACGACAAGCGTGACTACGCAGAGAACAGGCGTGAAGGAGTGTACGACGACCGACTCGGACTTAGAGTGTCAGGTGTGAGCATGGAGGCGTCAAACCTATCGGAAGCTAAGGAGATTGCATACTTCCACAGTAATGCAGACTACGTAACTGAGACAAAGAAAAATGGTGGCACCCTGTTAACCATGAAGTACATCCCCCACAATGGGTTGGACAGACTTCACGAGAGTACAGAGCACCACCACTAATATACCTCGTAGGACTGTACATGGGGCGGCATGGCAAGTACTGACCCACACGTACAGTCCTACCCCCTTCTATCTATCTGTTACCTCCTCGGCGGACGCCACAGATTCTCCGGCTCCTGTGAGCCTTCCAAGAATTTTCTAACAGTCTGTCTACTGTACACGAACTGTCTCACTGCCCCGAATCCACCAGCTAGTACGAACGCCTCTACGATGAACGATACGGCCTCATACTGCTCTGGAACCAGGGTGAAATTGAGTAGTGTCAAGACAGCCGTGATAACACCCATGATTAGGGCTGCTTCCTTGTTCATGTATAATCCTTTCGTTAAAAAGTGTGTGGGGGAAGGCCACAGCTTCCCTCCCCCACGGTAAAGGTAGTTTACGCGAAGTACGCTGCTTCTCCTGAGAGCGGTGCAGGGTATCCCTTCGCCGCCTCATCCAAGCGGTTCTCCAGTGAAGCACTGAATACGCCTGCGTCACGTAGTGATGCCGCCTCTGCCGGGGTTACGTAAACTGCTACACGCCCCTCAGCAGCACTTAGGTTACCCTTGTCCACATTCTTGCTGAACGTATGGGTACCCGCTACGTTGAAGTTCTGGTTTGGTCTATTAGCCATGTTCTACCTCCTTCCTATTCACTATGCATAGTGTACAATTGCTGTGGTGGGTTAGTTATTGCCTGCGATGAATGGTGAGTCAACTTGGAAGTGACCGTGGTCAAGGTGACGTGACGGCACTAGTGCCTGAGAGCCACCACTCCACTGGCGACGGATAGGCTCGTAATCGAACCAACCCTGCCCGTGGTTCATCCAGTTCCACCATATGATGTAGTTAAGGTTGAGCTTACCCCAATTACGGAGTGCCCAATTAACTAGCCTGTCGCCCGCATTCTCTTCTGCATTGTTAGCCTTCTGGCCGAACTTGCTGACCATCGCATCAATGCCGAACTTGATACCAGTCGTGCCGTGACCGATGTAGGTTGCGCACACAATCGGCCTACCACTCTTGCTCTGCGCCTTGCGCCTGATAAGCCCAACAGTACGCCTAGTTCTGTCGTGCCACGCATGACCGTTCCTAGCCCCCGCGTAGGGAGGCCAGCCAGTCGGCGTAGAGTCAGGTAGGATAATCTTCCTTCCCACCTTGAACGATGCCGTCAGGTTTACCTCCGCATCCTCGCCAGTTATTGCACCTACGAGGTTCTCAGCGGCGTCAGTGAGGGGGTTCTCTAATATAGGGTCGGCAGGCTCAAGACCCACCTGGATTGCCTTCTCACTGTCAGGGATGTGGTCGAATACTTCGATGTTGTTCTTGTCAATGAAGTCTAGTACAACTTCCTTGTCCGGGAATGCTCCACAGATATTACTCATGATTACCCCGCAATACGGTCGAGTGCTGCCTTGTCGAATGTGTAGTTCACGTCAACGTAGAGGTTTGACACCTTACCAGTGCTGGTGAACTGACCCATAACCCTCGGCGGTGGCTCATTACCACCGAACCATGAAGTGCGCTTCCACCAAGCCTCTAAGTTACGGAAGTACTTCTTCGGTGCGTTGTGCTTCTTCATGTCAGCGTAGTGTGCGCTCCAGATGCCGTCAACGCCATACTGTGAGGCGTCACCACTCGGGTCGCCACCCTCCCAGAACCCTGGTCCACTGTAGAGTAGGACCTTCTTGCCTGGGAACCTCTTCTTCACGCTCGCAACGAACCTCTTCAACTGTGAGTTGCTTGGGGTCTTGTGCGGTGCGTTGTTGTACTCTTCGAAGTCTACGATTAGGACGCGGCCTTTAGCGCCACCTACCTTACGCACTTGCTTCTCGAAGTTCGCAGCCTGCCTGATTGGGTCGCTGTTAGTCAGGAAGTGGTAGTAACCTACGTACTTGAACTTCTGCTTCTTGATTCTACGTACGAAGAACCTCAACCCTTTCGGGATGTATCCAGTGCCTTCCGACACCTTAACGAATACGAAGTCGTAACCTTCCCTCTTAACGCCCTTGAACCTCAATAGCAATTGATATACTGGATGTACGTCAATGCCAAACATGCTTACCTCCTTATGCTGCTCTCGTCTGTACTGCCGTCACTGCCTCAAATTGTCCGAAATTCCACAGTGCCTTCAATCCATTCAAAGACATGTAGAAGCTGCCGCCATCACCGTAGTCGTCACCCCAACTGTTCTGGAAGTAGTACCTGTTCTGCTCATCCTTCCCATACAGTAGGTAGCAGTGCCCACCACGGACCCCACTGTTGACATCCACTTGCACGAAGTTGCTGGAAGTCAGTGTGTCCATGCTCCTGTACCAGTTGCTTGCGACTACGACTGGTCCTTTAGTGAGCAACCATGCATCTAACTCGTCGAGGCTCCTAGCCCACAAGTATGTGTCCAAGAGGAACCTCTCAAGCATGGTCTTAGCGCCAGCCCTCACACTGGTTCCTTCATAGTCAGTCCCAGGCCATGCATCATTCTCCTGCGCACGCCTGTATATGCCGAAGCAGTACGTGTTGTCAACCTGATTCATGTACCCTTTAGGCTTGCAGTTGTGCCAGTTACCCCAACCGAACCCAACGCAGGCACCCTCCCTACCTTGGTCGGTGGAATCCCCTCGCTCCCACACTGTGGCGTCAGGTACCTCAATTACATCATTAAGGTTGTCACCCATAGTGAATAGTGCATCTCTACTGTCTTTATGAGGAAAGTGGCCTAACCCTTTACTCATGTGACCTCCTGTTGTTAATGAAGTTACGTACAATCTTAATCCACCCTAGGGTTATGAATGTGCTGTACAGTGCGTTAGTGAACCACACTGACCAAAACATAGTCTCCGGCAGACTGTTTGCGAGCGCACCACCAAGGAAGCTGACGCCTCCCCAGAAGAGTGCAATCCCAAGTGCCCCGAATGCCCCGACGAGTAAGACCCTATCAAAGAAGTCCGTCGTTTCAGGTGGCTCTTTCTGCATGATTACGAAAATCAGCAGTATTAACGTCAGCGTTGCCCCAATCAACAACAGACCCGTAATTGATAGTCCTACCACGCGCTCATCCCCTCTCTATAATGTCCTTACAACGCTTGTCAGATAGTGGTAGTACCTTTATGGTTTCGTCACCGACCTCATTAATGTTCTGGTAAGTCGGTACGACGTAGAACATCCTCCCATCTAGTTTACCCTGCAACCCGAAGTGGTAAACCCCAGGCTCCAACGGTGCTGACCTCACGGCAACTGATGACTTGATTGTTCTAGGGTACGGCTCCAAGTCAAGAGGCTCATACTCCCATGAATCAACCACTTCCTCGTTCTCGTTCAGCATCAATGCAGCCCCTTCCTCCAGGTGACCGATGCTGTAAGGACCACTACGCACCTCAGACACGTAGCTGCTGTCGAACGCCTCCAGCGGACATACTTCCGGGGGTACGTTCTTCCACCCGTAGAACTCGAATGGATGGTATGGGGTTATGAACCCCGCCAACGATATTGCGAACACTAGAACCGCAAGGGTTATCCCGTATGCATTGAATCTAACGTACCAAGGCTGTTCCTTCAAAGCCATTAACTACCACCACCTATCCAAAGTGACAGAACGACCGAAAGTACCGTCAGGACTAGGTTGGACCCCATCACAGTGAATATAAGTTTCCAGGCGTACTCCCTCTTGTCCCACTTCAACATGAATTCCTTCACGATAGCCATGTCTTTCACTAGGCCAGCGTGGTTAATCTGCGCATCACCGAAAACCGCCTGTTCAATCCTCTGCACTGCGCCCCACGCCTCGATGAGCGTAGGTTCTTTTCTTTGCTCACTCATCGACATCCACATCCTTTACCAAACTATTGCTGCTATGTTCTCCAAGGTTAGGGGCGGTCTACCGTTCCTACCGAGGTCATTAAGTGCATTAGTCTTGTTGATGAAGTTGGTCCTCGCTGCCGTCACTGCAACTGTTCTAGGGTCTGACTTGAACTCAAAGTACAACACTAGCCCGACAGCTATCTGCGTACCATACTGAGTGTCCCAGACGTTTTGGAATGCAGCCTCCAGTTCTTTCTGCTTCCGCTGCTTTGCCACGGGTACAGCTTGACCGTCTGCCCAAGCCTGTAGTGCCTCGTAACTAGCGGGTCTAGGCCCAAGTAAAGTCTCATTCCATAGTATAATCTCTAGGTTACCATCCCCGTCCTCGTCATCGAAACTAAAATCTACCCCAGGAATTGCTTCCGGGTGCTGCATCTTTATCACTGTTCCTATGTCAACCATTATATTACGTTATCTCCTAAGTACGTTATCATTAACCTACATGCCGTCACTGTTCTCAAGGCGGACTCACTCGTGTTTGCACACCTTACGAATATCCTGTGACCGACTCCACCAGACGCCTCGATACCCTGCAACGGCAACTGTATGCTGCCGCTAATACCACCATCACCGCTGATTGCCGGGGCTATCTGAGATGCCAACTGGTACTCGGTGTTCACACCTGAAAGCTGAGAACGTATGTACAGGATTAGCCTGTTATTACCGTCAACACCTGATAGGGTCCACAGTACGTTACTTGATATCAAGTACAGTCCCTTGCGGTATATCTGTACGTAGTTCACTGAGGACATGTTCTGCGAGCCACCGAAGTTGTAGTCATACACCATCGTGTCAAGGTTGATGGTACCTGTCACACCATTACCTATGTTCTGATTAGTGCTCTGCCGTACGTGTACCGCTGGTGTTATCTCAATCTGCCCGAACTCTAGCTCGTTACGTGCTATGTTCGGTATACTGTACTTCGAAGGTGCAGTGCTGATAGGGTCTACTTCCTCCACCATGTAGTTGTCTACCCGCATGGTGTTGGTAGTACCAGAGCCTATTGTCCTGCGACCCTTAGCCTCCAGGCGGGGTCCTATTGCACCTACAGTAGAGTCTGACGCTATTGCATCGTGCTGGAACTTCACGAACACACGCTTGCTCTCTCCAGGGTCCAACGATACTTCCGCACCAGTGGCCTTCACTTGCCACGTGCCGGTCCTAGTGTTGATGTCCGATGCATTGTCCGCAGTACCTACACGAATCTGTGCGTACTGCCTGTTAGCCGTCTGCAAGTTCGTAACGTATACCGACGCAATGTACCACTGTCCTGGTTTCAACCTGTCTGCGGTAGGATTATTGGAGGTCGTACCTATATTAGAGGCTGGTGTCCACCAAGCATTATCTCCGTTCGCCAGGAAGTAATAACCTAGACCGTTAGTGGTACCGTTTACAGTACCCTGAGCCACACCGTTTACTGTGATAGGACCCTCGAATGCTGCCAGTGATGCCTTACTGAACGGTAGTACGTTGGCACCCTCACCGAAGGCAAGCTGTGCTGGTGTCAACTCACCCGCACGTGGGGTCGGTGCCGCATACTTGCTCGGGAAGCTGCGACTGTCATTCACAATCTCAAGCATGTTCCAGTTGTACCCTGTGTACGGGTACTGAATTATATCGTACAGTATCCTGTGATGTATCCTAATCCAAGGCTTGCCAATCGGTACCGTAAACTTTGCATATATCCTAGCCTGATTCCCTGCTTTACCCTCCAGCGGGGTTAGTCCTGCGGGGGTATTAGTGTTAGTGAAGATGTTACTGTTGCCAGCACCAGCAGCATCACTAGCCGCCTGCACCCTCAAACCAAGGTATCTGGTTGCACTATTATCATCCCACGGTGGTACTATTGCACTGTAACTGTAGATGTACGTCTGACCTTCAACCAACTTTATGTATGCATCTGTTAGTTTATCCAAGTACGGTAGGTGGAATGTAGCAGGGTCACCACCGGCAGGGTCTACGACAAGCATGTTGAACCCTAGTGTATTCTCAACCCACGAGTCTCCCTCACCACCAGTGTCGTACAGCACGTCAAAGTCGTCAGGGTAACCTTCATACTCAGCCCACTTTGCAGGGAGTAGGTTTGGACTCATCCCGTTAGGGAGGTACTCCTGCCCAACAGCACCTTCCTCTGCGAACGTACCGTAACGCACCTCGTTAATACGCCTGTCTGCACCGACGGCCTGCTGCACAGCCTCCGCCATCGCACGACCACCTAACTCCTGCTGTACCATCTCTTTAATAGAGCTACCAGAACCCCTACGTCTACCCATCACTCGCCATCCTTTATAGTTATGGCATCACCGCTGACTGCCATGTTTGCAACACCAGGGTTGTCCCTAGTAGCAGCCTGATAGTTGACCGTGATATCCCCACTGATAACCCCTTTGTAGGTGTATATCAAGTCACGGTGGTGTGCCTTAACCTGTAATGTGTCGTACAACTCCAAAGTAGGGTTCATCGGCAACTCGAACGTGAAACCGAAGTCTCCCAATCTCAACCAACGTGCAGTCTCCGCAGCCTCCTGCTGTGCTGACGCTGCATCCCCCATGAAACCAAGCACCGGATAGATACTCTTCGGGGGCGGCTGGAACAACTGCCTCTTGCCAATCCTCTGAGAGTACAATCCAAGTTCAGTCCCATCCTTGGCAACCCTCTGCACTGTCACCTTCGCATACGATACCTCAGTTGAGGGGGTTAACGTGAAGGAGTCAACCCTATACTCTGACGGGTCGTAACTCTCCTTGAACGTACCGCCGACGCCAGGACGCGGACGCTTCCTGAACAGCCTCTTGCCAACCGGCTGGTCCATTCCAATGTACTGCGCCTGCTCGCACAGTGATGATGCAATCTCACCGAGGGTATTATTCCAAACGTACAGTTCATCCCCTTCAATGGTGAACTCACCACCACCCTTAATCTCAACCTCACCACGCTTGTATGCAGCCTTGCGTATCAAGTCCTCCAATGCATCACGGAGGGTGAATCCGCTGTAGGTTTTCTCTTCCTCCAACGACTGGTCTGCCATCAGCCTGTACGGGCCGAAGGCGTTGCTTGAAGTGTAATCCAGCCTAGGGAAGTACTGTGGACGCATCATCCTACCAGTGAAGTACGGCACGAAGTCATTCCCATACCCCAACGAAAGTACAATCGGAGCATTATCGTACGCCTGTAGGTTCCCGCGCAGCACCATCTGACAGCCACTCCCACCACCATCTGACGTGTAGGTGATATCCGCAGTCCGTAAGTTCTCCGTGAAGTTCTCACCACCAATCCACAGGCGATGCGTGGGAGCGTACTCTGCGCCCTTCCTTGGCAACTTGCTAATCTCACTCAAGTTCATGTTATAAGTCCTGTATTCCGATTACCTCAGCCCTTGGCATTGTCACGACGAACCTGTAGAAGTCCTCATCCTCGTCAGGTATCGCAATGTGACTGGCGCGGCGAGTCTCAAACTCAATCGGTTCGATGATACGTACCTCGTATATCACGTCGTCGTACTCAATCATGAACGTACTGTCACCCTTACCTATGTTGTTACTGATGTCGTCCAGCACACTCTCCCTGAACACGTTAAGCTCGAACGGCTCAATCCATGCAGTAGGGTTGTCACTACCCCACGTGGTGAACCCTCCGCTGCCGTCGTCCATCTGGTGAACCTCCACCAGCCTCCTGTCAACTGGCGGTGACATGTTATTTATCAGCGTACCACCGAGGTACTCTTCCCCGTTAGGCTTGAGCAACGTCGGGTACTGGCGCTTGACGTTCAAGTATACTCCCTTGAGGATAGGTGAAGTGTCAACGTCAGTGGTCGTCAAGGTCGCCTTGATTTCATACCATCTGTTCTTAGGTACGTCCTCCAAGTCGGTGAAGTATGCACTGTACGTGCCGTTCTTCGTGGCTGCTGATGCAATCTCCAGGGTTATGCTAGTGTTGTCATCCTCATCGCCAGTGAAACCGTACGCCAGTAGGTCAATAGGCGCACCCAGGATGTCAGTCGGCAAGTCCTTGTCGCACCCTGCCGTGATACTGTCGAACCTAACCTTAGTGTATCCGGTAGTAGAGTGTCTTGTTGTGAATGCCGTGGCACTCGCAGCCTTCTCAAACTGTAGTGCCTGGAATCTGTAAGTACCCTGCCCTACATTGTTCCTGTCGTACGTGATGTACGCAGCGTCATCGGGTGTGGTGAACGTCTTGCTGTACCTCTTCCACTCAGTCTCGATATCATCGAAGTCCACTAGGTATGCCTTCTGGTCGATTTCCTCATCGTTCTCGTCGTAGATTGTAAGACCTAGAATCTGGTCCTCAGTCTTAATGAGTCCACTTGCAGTCGCATACACACTGTGAGTGTACTGAGTGTTCGGCTGCACTGGAATTGAGAGGTCGTACATTCCATACTGCTCGTTTGGTGGTGTACCGTCAGGGCCGTAGTACTCTACGTAGTTGCCAGGGAGGTAGTGCTTCCTCGCCATACCATCGTTAGAGAGGAATACCTCTCCCATGTGGAAGTCAAAGGTGTTTGTCACAGTGGCGTCCACCTCAACCGCACCTACTCGTACTGATGTCACATTACGGGTACCCCAACCTATACCAGTACGCATCTCAATCTGCTGCATCTCATCCTCGTGCGTGGCACTGTAGAATAGTCTCAATATACCGTTAGCGGTCCCAAGGTTCTCGCCTACTGCTTCGAAGAACAACCTCTCGCCCGCCTCAATACCATCACAGAAGGCATTCCAAGCCGATGAACCGTTGAATCTCGACTGCAATCTACCACCAGGGGTTATCCTAACCTCGAACACAGGTCCAGTCGCGTCCCTAGCCTGCAACAGCGTTACATTACCACCGACAGGCAAGTTGATGAACCGCTTCTGTGCGCCCAAGGCGAAAGAGGTATACCCTCCTGGTACAGTCCTTGTAGCATAACGTATGTTAGTACCTGTGTTGGTTATACGCATGCCGAACTCACTAGCCCTAGATGCAGAGAAGTCTCCCAAGGTGTTGGTTGCCGCACCAGACATGCTCCACGGTGAAGGAAGGGTGTTATCTTTGAAGTTCATCCTGTCGATTATGTTACCAGTGTACTTCCAAGCTGCGTTCAGGTCCTCATTAATCCATCTGAACGCACCGTTCAATGTGCCGTGAGCACCGTTGCCACTCTTGTCGTAAGTGGTCGTACCTTCCATCTCTGAAAGGTGGTAGTATAGGGCGAGCTTAGTTAGGTCATCTGCATCCTGTATGATGTTATCATGGTTTGCGAGTACGGTTGCGCCAGTACGCCCAACTGTCCACACTCTCAACTCATATATCCTGCCAGTGAAGGCTCCTGGTGCGGAGGTAGTGCCACCAGTGTACCTGTACGTACCGTTGTTGTATCCTGCACTTATGTTACCACCGCTAGTGAATGCAGTGCTGGCAGCAGCGGTGCTTCCCGCAATAACCCCATTAACATACTGAGTGACGCTAGTAGTGTTCCTCACCATTGATATGATGTATGTGCCGTGTTTGGTAACTGCGTTAGTGCTGTTAGTAGGGGTCGTCGCTATCGTGACACCACCCTGCCATGCAGTAGACCTAATGAAACCAGACTCTACGTATATCAGATACCCGTTAGTGGCGTCACCCTCACGGTATAGAACCTGTCGAGTCGTTATATCCTCACCAGTCCTGAAACGTACTTCAACAGTCTTAACAGTCTGCGAGGTACCGTTCACCGGAGTGCTGTTCGGTATGCTGATGCCAGTGTCGTTACCATTCATGGTGATACCCTGTATAGTCGGGTCCTCACCAGCGTTAACTACCTTGCAGTATCCTCCGTGCGGGTAGCTTTCCTCGTCAGGCTCCCACCAGTCAACCTTGTCCACCAGTGCGGCAGTCTTACGCTTGTTAGGTGCCATAGTGTGGAAGATACCATGACCCTTCCGTATGGTAGTGTAGTTCCTCACACCAAGGTCTGCGTTCGCACCATCACCGATGGTCTTGATTACCACTAGGTTCGTCTGTGCGTGCAAAGGAATACTGTCCCTCGCACGGGTGTTTCCAGTCCTAAACCCAAGCTGGTACCTACCGTTACGCCTGTGTACACCGAGGGTACTCTGCTGTAGGAACGTCACGTTCGGCACGCCAGTTGCACTGTAGGAGTCAATCCTGTACTCCATCAAGATATCAATGGCTTTACCAGTGACGTGCTTAGCCTGCTCAATGATAACCCTACCATTGAACTTCAACGAACTAAGCCCAATCCACCCATACGGTGTTACAATGAGGTCGCCACGAGTGGCCTGCCCGTCAGTCTCGTCAACGGTCAACCTACCCTTCTCGTACGTCGTACGTGCATCCCTGTTGAACGTCCAATCCCTCGGACGTGACGTGGTACCACTAGTGTCAATCAACTGAGGGTTGTCTAGTGCATTGGTGAATACCGGCTGGTATATCCTTGGCACTTGATTACTTGCTGTAATATCAAGTACAGTCGCAGGACTTGGCTCGCTCGGTTCATCACCGTCGTACAGTACCGCCTTAATCCTGTGCTTCCCGGTAAGCAGTCCACTGCTGTTCAGGGATACGGTTGCATCAACCGCAGTCATAGGCTCAGTAGGGTTGGCTATACCGCTCGTGTCCTTCTTGCTAGGCTCTCCCTTATCCAAGTTGAAGGAGGTCTTTCTCCAACCGTCTGGACCGTACACGTAAACCCACTGGTCCAACCTGAATACGTTGTCGGCACCCTTCTTTTTGACAGTCTGCCACTTACCCCAATCCCCACCTTTACGGTAGCGGACGAATGGGGTCCAACCCTTGATGCTATCCTTCACCACATCGTTTAGGGACTTCACAGTTGGCCTGAACCTGTAACGACGGTGGCTGTTCTCACCCATGTGCTTAATCTTGCTGGTCGTACCAACGCTGTGACCAGTTGCATCCACAAGCTGGTACCCCAACTGCACGTCGTACGGCTTGTTCTTCTTGCGGTACCTCTGCCTGTCTATGTTAAATCCACCAGGACCGCCCCACTCTTCCAGCTTCGTCTTGTTACCAGTGTTGGCTCTCGTGCCAGTCTTTAGGGGTCCTCTGAACTCAACTACGTCATCCGGGTTATCGTCAACCCTGATTGCAAACTGCTCGAAGAATGGTGCGCTTAGTGCGGCGAGGCTTGTTGACTGCACGTTAGTCAGGTAGAACACAATCTCGTATGCATGCTTAGGTGGCTGTGGGATTATGAATGCCTTACCCAAGGAACCGCTCATCTGGAATGCCTCAGTGCGTGTACCGATGAACCCTGCCGTAGTAGGGTCAGGTGTCGTCGTACGCTTCGGGTGCTTCATCCTCCATGCATGTGCAGCGCAGTACCATCCAGTTGGGTATGCCTTCTCGCCAGTGACGAATAGCACAGACCTCGGTGCTTCCGGCTGTGCGATGTCAACGTAGTCCCTAGTTTCAGGGAGGGGCGCACCGTTCACCAGCGGGTGGTCGAGGTCATAGAATGGCGTGTCACCTAGCGGCAGGGGCGAACCATTCTGCTCGCTGAACCTGTCGGTGTCAGCCGGTCCTTTGGCAAACACACCCCAACCGTCAGGCTTAGGTGCGTGCCCGAACTTCTGGTACTTCATCCTACCGTTGGCGTTCACTATGACGTTCAACGGGTCAGGGTTGAGGTTCCTGCTGGCAAGACCCGCATCCCCGAAGATGTCGGCCATCATATTAGAGTACTCTACTGCGAGTAGCTCGTGACCTCTGTCCTTAATGAGTGAACCCATGTATTACCTCTTCGTCAATTCTCGCTCGAAGTCAACGTCACGCGATATGTGTTCGTTCACAATATCTCCCCCAATGTGAGGATTCTGTAGTATCTCCATCATCATCTTCATTCCTGCACGCATGAACTTCTCTGCGTTTGCATCAGAGAGGTCCATCTCAGTCTGTATGAGTTCCTTGATTCGATTGTCCAGCTTGTTACCGACCTTATCGAATGCCTTCTCTATGGCAGCGTCAACCTTGTTCTCCGCCTTCTGTAGAGCCTGCTCTATACCGCCATCACGCTGACTGCCAGTACCCTGGTCGATTCTCTGCCCTGTACCTATCGCCTCACCGATTGCCTTATTCCGATGCATGGCACCACCACTAACCCTGTCGCTCATGTCGAACGCCTTCCGCATCATGTTCAATGCACGGGGGTCATGGAGTGGTAGGTTAACCTCTGGACCACGGTCACCGATAACCCCTAGGTGTGGTCTAGTCACTACGCCACCGTTACTGTATCCGGTTATCTTCTTGTTACCCATGTTCATGCTGCTGCTGCTCGGTGGGTATGCAGCCCAAGGACCCCAATCCTTACCGCCCTTAGACAGCTTGTTAGCTGCACTACTTGCGTACACAGGGTCACCCATCTTACTGTAAGACAGCCCCATACCTTCAGCAGTGCTCTTTAGGAACTGGAACAGTCCGTACGCGGTTGATGATGGGTTCTTAGCGCCTGCATTACCACCAGACTCTTCCCATGCAACACCTACGGCAGTGTCCCTCTTGCTTGCCGGGAATCCACCCTGCGTTATAGCTTCCATCATCGTAAGGCCAGGACCGGCGTTACCACTTACACCACCAGTGCCGCCAGTCGGCACCTTAGACATGTAGAATTCCTTAGCAGCTTCCCTTACCTTGCTGCCCGCCATACTTGCAGCCTCACCTACCATACCGTAACCGAGGTTATTAGGCATGGTCGGCACTGCATCCTCGAACCACTTGTTGATTTCTTCCTGTGATGGTCCGCCACCTGTAGCCCCACCACGTCCTCCAGCACCACCGAGGTTCGGTGAGCCTCCTGGGTATGTAGCGTGGAGGTGGTCGTAGTGCATGTCACCAGGGTCATTGTACCTACGACTCCTGCCCCAACCTGTGATGATACCCTTCCAGATGTAGTACTCCATCTCTTTCTTGTGGTTCGCAAGGATGTACTTCTCTACCTTATCACCCTTACTACCAACCCTAGCACCACGTCCGCCTGGACCCCAGTGGTCTACTGAGTTCCCTTCGCCACCAGGGTGACCTACGTAGGTGTTTGTCGTGATGCCGCCGACAGCCTTCCTCGTAGCCTCCTGAATGCTCTTCGCAGGCTCGTTCCAGTTGTGCGTCGTAGCACCGAGATACTCGTAATCCACACCACCACGGCGTGCTGGCAAGTCCTCATGCTCAGGACCGTGTGCCTTGTGAGCACGTGCAATCTTGCGGAAGTTATCATCAATCTGCTTGTCGTTATTCGGTATAGGATTCAGATTCCTGAGTACACCACCACGAGCCATCCACGCTGCGTTGCGGCTGTAATCCGCTGGCTTACCTAGCGGTACAGAACCCTTCCTGCCCTTGTTGAACCTCTGACGGAACTTACGCGCTGACCTACGTGCTGCACGCCTGTCCTTGGCAGTATCTTCCTTCTCCTGCCTCTCAGCCTGACGCTTCTCCTGCTTGCTCATTCCATCATCAGGGTTATTAGGGTTGCGGCCACCGCCGCCTCCGCCGCCACCGCGACCTCCACCACCGCCGCCACGTGCGCGAGCCTCATGCTCCCTGTGCCACCACTTCTTCTCGGCACTTGAGATGTGTGACCTTGGTCCTACTGCGGCAGTCATTATTCCACGACTGCTGTGGCCTAGTCCACCAGCGTGTCCAAGCTCATGCTGTAGTATCGGACGGAGTACTGGTGAGCCTCTGAAGTTCGGGTCAACACCAATCGTACCGTTGCTGCCTGTACGTGCTGCACCGATACCATGCTTGTAGAACACCCTAACATCACGTCCACGGCTGAACGTAGACGGTGCCTGCCAGCCCTGTGATGCCTTCAGTGCCCTACCACTTAGGGGTCCTCTCAAGCCTAGTTCGTGGTCACCACGCATGAGGTTGATTCTGCCCTTCTTGATGGCAGCAGCCTCGTAGTCAACACCGTTCTGCTTGTAGACTCCAGTGCGCTCATCATGTACAATCTCCCCACCCTTGGCGAAGTTCATGTGCTGATTAGCAGCCTGGAGAATCTCCATATTACGCTTGCGGTGCTTCTTATTGTCCGTGATGTAGAACTCAGTCGTCCCAGGTACCTCACCGTACACTCTGGTAGTACCCGCAGACACTCCACCGCTAGGACCCTGCTCGCCACCACTTCCATACTTGATTACGTCACCAGTAGCAAGACGCCTCTGATGTGGTGTGAGTCCAGGACTGTCAGAACCACCACCTATGAGAGAACCCTTGTTGTAGATAACAGAGAACTGCTCAGGCTTCTTCATATCAATGTCAGCCTTGTCGATGAACCTTCCGATTCCCTCCAAGATTGCATTGAATGATTCCTGGGTCTGCGTTGAGGTCATCCAAGCCTTTGAAACCCACTTCTGCTGTGCCTCAGTCATCGCGCCAGTGCCCTGCTCTTGCATGTCTACCAAGTCCTTGACAGACTCCTGCTGAGTTTTCTCAGTAGACTTGTTGACCTTAGTCTGCATGTCTAGCATCTTCATGCTTGATGCCAGCTTCAAGTCCTCAGAGGCGTTCGTACCACCCTTATTGAAGTCCCAGAAGTCCTTGATTCCGGTTTCCTTCATGCTACCAGTAGACTTGTTGGATGACTTCATTGCTTCGTTCATGTTGAAGTCAGTACCCTTGAACAAGTCCTTCATGGCGTTGTTACCACCACGTGCGGTATCCCACATGTTCTTCGTGGTGCCCTTCTCGCCCTCAGCACTCTTGTTCACCATAGCGAGCTTAGTCTTAGTCAACTGCTGCTCAGTGTTGAGAGAGAAGTCCTTGGTAGCCTTGGTACCCTTCTGGTTCATCTTATTCATGTTCATGATGGTACCCATAGTACCCTGCTTGCTGTTCTTCACCATGTCTGCGGCCATCTTGTTAGTGTCACCGCGAACCCAATTGGTGAAGCCCTTGAGGGCCTTCGTCATAGGGCCATCTTTCTTCCAGTCACCGAACATGATGTCGCCCAACTTGTTGTTACCGAACTTGCCACCAATCCAGTTGAACAACCCTGCGAACATCCTCTGTATGCTGTTTACGGTACCAGCCACACCACCGATGACTATACGCTGCATGCTCGACATCATCTGGCGTGCCATGTTGAACCACATCTTGCCGATGCTCATGTCACCCTTGCGCCACATCTTCACTAGTCCGACGACTGTCGGCATGGTGCGGCGGGTTATCTCATTGTAGGCTGCACCCACCATACGCACTAGTACTTCGAAGGCAAGACCCACAATAGATATACGTGCGAATGCGAGTGCAATCCCTCGCACTGCAATGGTTGACATCGCAGGCAGTACCTTCATGACACTAGCCCAACGCTTCGGTATCACCTTCCAGACGCCAGAAATAACCCTCACTGACTCCCTGAACGGCTTCACCATCCACACTGCGGTCCTGACAGCAGCCTGACGCAATCCGAGTATCCTAGCAGATACCTTACCGAATCCGATTGCCAGCCTAGCTAGACCAATCAGTACGCGGCTTCCGAAGAATATACGTAGGGCAATCCACGCGAGTGCAACCTCAGTGGCGAACTCACGTACCGGCTGAGGTAGCCTGTTCCATAGGCGAACCATCCTGCCGATTAGGTGTGCCGTACCCATGACGATATCACCAATTCGGGTTATCCACTTGGCGATTGTCTTAGGACCTTCCTTGCTCTGCGTTGCCCACTTGAGTAGCGCACCACCGATTCGTGTAATCTGCTTCCACAACGCCTGCGCGACTGGTGCAGCACTCTGGAAGAACCTCTTTATCTGCGCACGACCCTTCTCACTGTCAGTCCACTCTAGGAATCTACGTGAAGTCTCACGAACTGCCACTGCAAGACGCCTTGCGAACGGCATCGCCTGACCCATGATGTTGATGAAGGCACCACCGAAGTTACCGATTGCCTGCGTCCAGTTCTTCGTGATGTTCGGCATTGTCTTGAGTATCTTCTGTAGACTCTCAATGACACCGAAGTTTCGGAAGTTACGTGATACCGTAGAGAGGGCCTTGTTAAGTCCCTGCACTGTCCTCTGTGCAGTCCTACCGAGTGCCGGTAGTGCCCTAGTACCGATGTTGATTAGGCGTGTAGCTAGGCGACCAGTGGCAACCTGTGCCCCTGCGAATGACCTAGTGTACACATTCTTGAACCTTGCGATAGCATTCTCGATAGCCTGTATATGCTTAGGGGTCTTGCCCATGAGGGCATTGAGAGCACTCTGCTTCTCTTTAACTTCCTGCTGAGCCTTCGCCATGTTGCGGTTGGCTTCCGCGAGCGCACGGTTGGCCTCAGCCATCTGCCTAGCAGCATCCTGACGTGCCCTACCGATTTCACGTTGAGCGCGACGTTCGTTACGCATCGCCTCCTGCACTGCACGCTGTGATTCCTGCGCTGTCCTCTGAGCCTCACGTATCTGACGGTTACCCTCAGCCCTCGCACGTGCAATCTCCTTCTCAGCCTGGGTAGCGTTACGCTGAGCGTCTGCAACCTCCCGCATTGCATCCACAACACCCTGCTGTGCATCCTTCTGCGAGTCTAGTGCCTGACGGCGTGCCTCCTGCGCACTCTGCAACTCATCAGTACCCTTCTTCTGGGCCTCATTGAGTTCCCTCTGCGCCTGACCCATGTCGAGGATGTTCTGCTTGCGCTGTAGCTCCAACTGCTGTAGTCTAAGCTGAGCTTCCTTACGCTCGCGGGGGTTCTCAGCCCTCTGCAACTCCATACGTGCTTCACGCATGTCGAATGCCAACTGCTTCTGGCTCAGACGCATACCTGATATGTCAAGCTGCATGCTGCGGAGCCTGAACTGCTCAGTTGCCAAGGCACTGTTGTACTCCTGAGTCGCAAACCTAACGTCACGAGTTGCATCACGTGCCTGCTCCTGTGCATCTGCGTAACTGTCCTGCGCTGACTGTACTTGGCGGAGTGCATCAGCGTGTGCCTGTATTGCAGACTGCACCCCTTCGTGTGCATCTCTCTCAGCCTCAGCGATACCCCGTACGGACTCTCCGTAGGCACGCTGTGCGTCAGTTACAGCCCTCTGTGCGTCAGCGTGTGCCTGTATTGCACCACGAATCTGCTCTTGACCGGCTCGGTATGCCTCCCCGACGCCTCTTTGTGCGTCTGCAACTGCCTGTGCGCTACTTGCTGCCGACTCCTGCGCAGACTTCAACTCATTCTGTGCAGTCTCAAGTTGGTTAGCCTTCTCTTCGGCGTTCGCAAAGTGGGATATGATAGGGGCAGCAGCCATCGCCACAAGACCAAAACCACCCGCCAGTGCGAGTAGTGATGACCCTAGTATAGTCAAGCCTGCCACCAACGGTCCAGCCGCAGCCACGGCAACTGCCATGATTGCAACTCTGAATACGCTCATGGCTTGCTGCATTATGTAGACCTTCTGCGCGAATGACTGTGAAATCGGCTGCATAGTCTGGAGGGTTCCAGCTAGTGCCTTGAAACCAGCACCTACAGCAGTAGCCGCACCCCTAGCGGAGAGTAGGGAGCGGGTGTCAATCTTGATACTGTACGTACCCTCAACCTCATTCAACGCGACCTTCATCAAGCCTGCATCACGCAGTACCTTCGGGACACCCTTCATCTCAGCAATCAACTGCATACGAGTGTTGTTGATGTCCTGCGCCTCACGCTTCAATCTCGCTGCGTCAGCCATAACGTCAGTGAACCCGTCAGCTTCAGCCCTCATCTCAAGGACGTAAGCCCTCCGTGCCAACTCCCTAGCCTCAGCGCCTACTGTGCGGATTGTACGCTCAGCCTCCGCTGAGTTAACCTTCAAGTCCATCACACTCGGGCGACGGGTCATGTTCTTTATGCGCTTCTCAAGGTCATACAGTTTGTTGACGCTAGTGTTCAGCTTCTTCTCGTCAACGCCTACCTCAGCTTCACCCTCCATGCCGTCGAACTTCTTGACTTTACGTTCGAGGTTATCAATGCGTGCGCCAGTTTCAGTAGCACCGTGTTCGGTGATACCTATGTCTGCATCTTCCTTTGATAGACTGTTAATCCTAGTCTGCAACTTCTCAAGCCTGCGCTCAAGGGCTGCAATGGTACGACCAGCCTTATTCTCGGCGGAGAATACCGCCTTCAGTTCATAGGTCTTACCTCTTGGCATGTGCCCCCTACTTCTTCTTCTTAGACGCCGCCTCTGCCCTTGCTGCTTCCTCCGCTTGTTCGTCGCTCTCGGCTCGCTTGCGTGCGCTCTCTACTGCACGTATCGCATCAAGCCACTCAACTTCCTGGTCCTCGGTGCCTCCCCCGTGAGGCTTCTCATGGTCGAAGGTGTCCCACGTGAGCCAGTCCTGCATGGCATCTTGTGCCGCTTGCTTGACTTCCCTCGTGGGACGCAACTCGCTCTCTATCTTTCGATAGCCTTCCTTGAGCTTGTAATCCTTCTGACCCCGCGTTAGTCTGCTGCTTGACTCAGTTCTGAACCTGAGATACGCCGTGCGGTAGGTGTATCCTCCGGGGATGGCGTAGGGTCCTCTCCAACCTCCGTCGTCTGCTCGTCGGCCTTCTGACCGCCGCCCTTCTCAACCTTCTCTTCCTTCTCCTTCTTCTCCATGTTTACGAGTGCAAGGTACTGTGCGAATACGAGGTTGAACGGGTACTGGCGGGCAAGGAAACGGTTCTTGTCTACGATGGTCTTTAGGACCTCTTCATACAAGTCAACGTCGTCCTCTTCGTCGCCCATACCAATGTCAGGGTAGTCGTCAATCGGGGAGTTTGATGTGAACTGGATTTCTTCGTTACCGACCTTCATGCTTTTAAGGCCACGACGAACCACGATGTCCTCGATTGCTCCGGCAGGGATGTCTACACCCTCGAACATACCAGTCTCGCGCTCCAGTGAGTAATTAGAAAAGTAGTTACGGAGGTCACGCTTTACTGCCTGCTTCAAGCGATTAGCCTCCAACACTACACGGATGTTCCCTACGTCGAAGGAACGGGGAGAATTGTAATACTGCTCTGCCATGCCTATTACCTCTTTCTCAATTATGTGGTTTACTTATGCAAGCAAGGCGGGAGGGTCTGGTAGCTCTCCATTGGGGGTGGAAGTGCAACCTCCCGCCAAACTATAAACTAGCTTATGCCGCCTCTACAACGAAGAGGTCGAATCGGCTGTCGGTCGTGCCGATGCCGTTCTTCTCTGTCGTATCTAGGGCAGTCGTCATGCAACGCACTGCTGCGCCAAGACGCATTACTGCATCCTCGCCAGTACGCCTCATGTTGATTTCAACTTCCTCAGTCTGCTCTACGCGATAACCGAATGCACGGACGAATCCGCCGTCATCAACGAGAGAGCCTGGGTCCAATGTACCCTCAATTCCGATACGGAACTGACGACCCTCCGGTGTGAGTGAAAGCCTCTTGTATGCTGGTGCTGGCGCTGCTGCCGCCACTTCCTGCACACTGAAGCTCGCAAGCCACGTGAATAGGTCTAGGTCTGGAGTGATTGGGGTGAACCCAATCGTAATCTCCGCACCACCAGCCGGTACGACACCGATGCTTCCACCGGCCTCATCAGAGTTGATGTCGTCCTTCGGTGCCGTCGGCGTGATTACCGCACCCTCTTCGGTGTGAGGAATCTTCTTCCACAACGGGTCACCGTCGTCTACGTCCTGCCAGTCTGCACCCAATGCCAGTTCCATCTTAGGTAGCTTCACCGGGGTCGGTGAAAGTGGTCCTACCCAGATACTAGGCTTGAAAATAGTGTAAATTGTTCCTGCTACTGCCATATGCTAACCCCCTTTCCTTTTATACTCGAATTATGATTCCTTCTTGACTAGGTATGCAATGCCCTTGGCATCCTTAACCTCTAGCAACTGCGACGGTACTACGTGAGTAGCACCAGTCTTGTACTCGTCAGCGCCACCCTCCCCATCAGGGAATGATACACTTGCAACGTCACCTAGCTCGGGGTTAACAACTGCCTCTACACCACTGTCGTCAGTAGTCTTGCCACCCTTCGCAGGGCTTGCCCCACTCTGGTTCGGTTCGCTCGTTACTGCGCTCAGTGCCTTCTCAGTCTGCTCTTTCGCCATACATATCCTCCTTCCTATTCATTATGAAGTCGTACATCCAACAATGCTTCATGCCCATAGTAGTCAGTGTTCGTACGCGGCTCGATGATGTCACCCGTAAGTGAGTTATCGAATATCACGTCCAACACTAGACCACCTAAACTTCTGTCTGCGTTAATCTTCTCGAACATCTCCGCTACTCCCACTGCAATCTGCTCCTGTGCATACTTGTAAGAGTCCTGTATGGTGGAGTCTGGTGCATACTGAGAGTGGTAAATCCTAACCTCATAACGAAACCCTGCCGGTACCAACAGGTCAGGGTGTTGTCCGTTTGAATCGGCAGATATACCGTCCCAACGTACAGTCATGCTCGGTTTCCCGCTCTCAGGGTAGTGCTGGTCCGGGTAAGGGTAGTCCAGTGAGAAGAACTTAGTCTCGTCAACTGTCCCTAGTATTGCATTCGCTATGGCATCCATCGCTTCTTTGAATCCCATGCCTGCACTCTGTGTGAACATTATCTTGCGCCTCTTATCTGTAGTGTGCGTTCAATCTTACGTCTGAATGCTTCCAGGGCTATTATGCTTCCCCTCTCAGCACCGCGCTCCCACCACATAGTGCCACGAATACCAGGGTGCAAGACGCCACCTTCCCTACCGAACGCTCTCGGTATGAAGTAGGCCCTACCGCCACCACCACGTTGCTTGCTACCAGTACCCTCATTAGTGAAGATTGCTGGTCCGTAGTCAGTCCTGCTCGTCGC